TATGGCTCTCATTCAGGCTTCGCCGGAGGTGCGAGAGCTTGACACGACTGCGTTCTTTGACGAGCTGAAGCTGCTTGAGGCGTCGGAGGCAGGTATGCCGTGGCCGGACACTCAGCGGCACAACCTGTCGTATACCATTTCCGGTATAACCTACGCTGAGTCACTCGAGATCATCCCACCGTATTCTGTGACGTTCGAGGATGCCCAGTACGCCGTATCCCTCAAGGGAACGAACAACAACATCATCGACGTTGCGAACACTAATCAGGTACGTATCCTCGCCAACAACTCGGCGGGCCTGATTGATGTACCGATTACGCAAGCTGACAAAGATGCGATTGTCAGCCAAGTTTTCGCACAGGTGATGGAAGGTACAGAGACGTTCGCCGAAGCTATACGCCTGATACGAGCCGAAGCTGCTGGCTCCATAGCTGTGACTGGAACCGAGAACCGGATCAAGTCGGCTGATGGTGGTAAGGACAGAATTGTGGCGAATGCTGATGAAACCGGGCGAACTGTGACCTCGACGGATGGCGCGTAATGTACGGCACAGGCTACTACGCGGTCAGCTACTACGGGCCGTCCTATTATGTAGGTAGGGCTGGTGCCGACGCTGGCGTTGCGCTGTTCACATACGAAACCTTGATCGCCGAAACCCGAGCACGCCTGAAGGACAGAGTCGCATCAAATTACCGATATTCTGACGCCATGCTCATCTCAATCCTGAACCGTGGCCTCAACGACCTCAACAGGATCAGGCCGGATGCTTGGTATTCCTTCTATGGGATATACCCCACTGGGGTACCTGAGATTACTGACAACTTCATCACTGAGGCTGGACAGGTGAATTGGGAGTCTGACTTCCAGCCTGACATCAGGTTCTACCCTGCGATGGTGGACTATGTCACTGGTTTCGTACACATGATGGAGGACGCCTATGTCGATGAAGGTGTCGCACAGGCGTTCATAAGCGAGTTCAGGAAGAAGGCTTTAATCACATGACCGGTCCCAGACACTTGTTCTGAATTCAAGAATCTAGTACGATCAGCGTGAACTCTCTCACATAGCTATGGAGAATTAGGATGAAAGGCAAACATTGGGGCAGCCTGACTGCTTCCGTAGAACCCGGATACCGCACGAACGTGCATGGTTCCCACGGTGGTTCGCCGAGTGGCAAGATGGTTGCTGTCTCGCGCACGAAAGAATATGCGACGAATGTCGTGGGTAGTCATGGCGGCACTCCCAGCGGCAAGTTCCTCGGCCAGACGAAGGGTAAGATTCGGCACGGTTCGGACTTCCCGGCGAAGGCATCGTAATGGCGAAGGTCATTAAATCGCTCAACCTGTCCTCGTTGGACGGGGTATATGACGTCGAAATTAACAAGGCAGCTCCCAGCGCACGACGTCAGAGGGACGGATCGAAGGATGGCAAGGCAGTAGCCGCCAAGCAGAAGGCCAGCCAAGATACCGACGATGCCCGTGCCAGAGCGATCCATTATGGATTCGATCCGGATGCGAAGCTGCCTATTGGCTTCTTTGAGTGAAACTGAAACTAGACAAACAAACAGCGCAGTCATTAACTAATCTCCGGATAAACCCGGACTTCAAACAAGTGTTGAAATGGCTCGAAGGACACCGCGCAAAGTTCGATGAGGAACTCCTCACCGCCGAAGGCACTCCCCTGTATAGAACGCAGGGGAAGGCTTTCGTCGTTGACGGAATATCTGAAGCGTTCGTGACGGCCCCCGAGATCACTGAAAAATTCAAACAGGAGAGGTAATACGCCATGAGTGCGCTACCGAAAGCAGTACGAGAGCAAGTAGAGCAAGCCAACAAAATCGTCGAAGAAGTGTATGGCGACGACGGCAAGCTGAAAGTTGAAGAACCGGCCAACGAACCGGCCAAAGAACCACCTAAAAACGAGGCGGAACCACCTAAGATCGAGGCGGAACCGGCCAAGGAACCGGCCAAAGAACCGGCCAAAGCCGAGCCGACCGACTGGGAGCACAAGTTCAAAGTGCTTCAGGGCAAGTACAACGCGGAAGTCCCGCGCCTTCAGAAACAGCTGCAACAGAGTCAGGGCGACAACCAAGAGATGCGTCAGCGTATGCTGAACCTCGAAGGTATGGTCGCTTCTATGCAGACGTTGAAAGATAAGCCAGCGGAACCTGAACAGCCCAAGAAACCCATTATTTCCGATGAGGAACGTGAGCAATTTGGTGACGACCTCATCGACCTGATCCAGCGTGTATCGCTTAACGCTACACTGCCGGAAATCGAATCTCACCTGAAACCGCTTGAAGGGCGTGTGAAACAGGTGGATGAAAAAGTTGCAACTAGCCAGAAGTCTATGGCAGAATCCAAACGTCAACAGGTATTCGACCGCCTTACGGCAGCTGTACCGGACTGGGAGGCCCAGAACGAGGACGAAAATTTCCTCAACTGGCTCGATGAACAGGAAGGACTGACCGGAAGACCGAGAGCATACTTTTTGACAGAAGCGATGAAGAACGCCGATGCCGATAAAGTCATTGCGTACTTCACGAGCTTTCAAAGCGAAAACGCTGCTGCTACACCAGCGGAACCTGCTCCGGAACCAACCCCGGAACCACAGGTCAAGTTGGACGAATTGACGGCCCCCGGAACGCCTCAAACCGGGACAGCAAGCGCTCCGAACGAAAGCGGTAAGCGGGTATGGACCCGCGCAGACATAGCCCAGTTCTATGCTGACCGGAATGAGTTTGTAAAAAAGGGCAAACCGATTCCGAAAGAGATGACGAAGTTAGAAAGAGACATCTTCGCAGCTCAAGCAGAGGGCAGGGTTCGTTGAAACCGACTCTAAGGAGTGATTAAAAATGGCATATCCAACTACTACACCGTGGTCAGGCGCAGCCCCTACAACGGCGTATGCTGGCAACTTCATCCCTGAAGTATGGTCCGGCAAACTCATTGAGAAATTCTATGAGGCCACCGTTCTTGGCGCTATCGCTAACACGGACTACGAAGGCGAGATCAAGAATCAGGGCGATACGGTAAACATCCGTACCCGTCCCGATGTTGCGATTGCTGACTACAGTGCCGACATGGACCTCGTGGTTACTCGTCCGTCGAGCGCAAAACTTCAGCTGCTCATCGACCAAGGTAAGTACTTCAACGTAGCCCTTGACGATGTGATGGAGCTTCAGAGCGACATCGACATGCTGAGCATCTGGGCAGAAGACGCCGCAGAACAGATGAAGATTGCGATTGATACCGATGTTCTCGACTTCCTGACCAACGTCGCCGCAACCGGCAACGGTTTCGATGACATCGTCGCTGAGAACAAGGGTGCCACCGCTGGTGCCATCTCGGGTGACATCGACCTTGGCTTCAATACGCTTCAGACCAACGCGGTTCTGGTGGACAATGGCGGTACGAACGCTTCGCCGATTGACTACATCCTGCGTTGTGGTCAGGTGCTCGACGAGCAGAACGTCCCCGAGTCGGGCCGCTTCATGGTCATCCCGGCATGGTTTGCCGCGCTGGTCAAGGCGTCTGACCTGAAGGACGCCTCGCTTGCTGGTGACGGCACTTCGATCCTGCGTAATGGCCGCCTCGGAATGATCGACAGGTTCACGCTGTATGTCAGCAACCTGTTGCTCGACACCGAGACGACTGGTGCGTTCCCGGTTCTGTTCGGTACGACTTCCGGACTGACGTTCGCTGCACAGTTCACGAAGATGGAAACGATTCGCTCTGAGCGTTCGTTCTCCAACTTGCTCCGTGGCTTGCAGGTCTATGGCCGTAAGGTCGTGAAGGGCGAAGCCCTCGGCGTCGGCTTTATCCGTAAGTCTTAATCGGACGCTGATCTGGACCCCAGTCTCATCATTATGGTGGGCTGGGGTCCTCCCCTTAACCGGAGGGTCCGATGGCTAAGACATACCAGACACTCGTATACGAAGCTCGTGAGCTTCTTCAGGACACGGATACCGACCAACAACGGTATCTTGATTCAACCCTCCTTAACATGCTGAACCGTGGTCTTCACGATCTGTCGAAGATCAGGCCAGACCTCACGTACACGGCATATAACGCCAACTCCCTCGAAGTCCCCGAGATTGTTGAGTCGGCTCCCGGTGCCGGACAGGTTGCTTGGACTGATACGTGGCCGTGGGAAATGTGGTTCTACAACAGGATGGTGGAATACGTTGTCGCGCTGGCAGAAGTCACCGATGACGAGTACACTGTGGACGGCAGAGCTGCACTTCTCCTACAACAGTTCCGTAATGGAGCAATAGGACTGTAATGGCTACCGAGTACACAGAATCACTGGACACCCTGCTTCAAGACACGATCCCAGAACTACCCGGTGTGGTTCGGGCTGTCGCGGAGAGGGAACTCAGACTGACCTTTCGGGAGTTTTTCGAGAGGTCTTTTGCATGGCGGTCTGTCCTGACGATTGACGCCCCTAGCGGTGACACGGCGATCTGGCTTCAGGACTCAAATGACCTTGACGCCAATTCAGATGTCATTGCCATTCTACATGTAAGTTTTGAAGGTAACGGACTGGCTAGTTATGCAGCTAAGCCTGACCGCGTGGATACCACTGCCACCAACTTACCAGTTGGGTTCTACATGACGTCGAACCCCGACGAGTTCAAACTGTATCCCCAGCTGGAAGTAGCAAAACCCGGCGCACTTGAAGTTCATGTGGCGCTGACACCTAAGATCGACGCAGTTACGTTCCCGCGTCAGATCAGCACCAAATACTATGATGCGCTGCGTGAGGGCTTCCTTGCCCGTATGTACGCGCACCCGAACAAACCCTACTCCGCCCCGATGGTAGCCGGACAGATGCGGCATAATTTCAGGCGACGGATTGGGTACTATAATGCACAGGCTAAGCAAGGCTATAATGACGCCCAAGCATGGTCGTACCCCGTTGGGTGGAGGAAGTAAGACATGGCGATTCTTTTTGCAAACAACTGTAGTTCTACCCTGTCTGTTAGCATTACTGCTGGTTCGGGTGTTATTCAAGTAGCTGATTCGAGTACGTTCCCACAGCCTACAGGTGGAGACGTCATCTATATTACCCTTGAAGACCCGGCGGGAGACATCGAGATTGTCAGGTGCAGCGCCAATGATGGTGCTGGCACTTTTACGGTTGATGCTGGCGGGCGGGGCATTGATGGTACGACAGCACAAGCGTTCAATGCGACAGAGACTCGTGTAGAGCTGCGTCTGGTCAAGACGGTATTAGATGCGCTTCTACAGACTCTAGGCGGCACGATGGCCGGTAACCTAGACATGAACAACAATGACATCATTGATGCTGTGTTGTCTGGTACTGGCACTAAAGTGACAGCTGGCGAGATCGTTGGAGTACCCTTGCGTGGCTTAACTGGTACATCGACGAATGAGATTTTAGTTCCGACAGATGGTGTTAGCAGGGCCACAGCTGGCGGTGCAGAAATTGTTGTCTCTACTGATCCGTCAGTGGTTCAGGCCACTGAAACTTCTCTTGGTATTGCAGAGATCGCAACTCAAGCAGAAATGGACGCAGGACTTGATGATCTTCGTTTTGTCACCCCTAAGAAATTTGTTGATACAGCTGCTTCAGAAACAGTTAATGGAACGCTTCAACTAGCGACGTCGGCAGAGGTTACGCTAGATACGCCTACTGTTACCGACAAAGCAGTTACGCCAGCTACGCTCGCTGCACGTACCGCTACTGATACCCGTGCCGGTCTAGCGGAGAAAGCGACTCAGGCAGAGGTAGACGCAGGTACCGACACTGACAGGTACCTTACCCCGGCAACCTTCGCAGCTAGTTCTCAGTTAGCAGGAGGCGCAATACCGAGTTTCACTGGTACTTCTTCAATTACAGGATTAACTGTAGGTAAGAAATACCTAGTAAGCGTTTACGGTATTACAAGAGACGCCGGAACGGGTACGGCTACGTTGGGTGCAGTTCGTGTAGGTGATGGCGCATCAGTAGGGCAAGGTACACAACTTGCCACCACAAATTCGCAGAGTATTAACTGGCCGGACGGAAACGTCCCTCAGAGTGCTACGTTTGTTATTACAGCCGCCACAGCCAATATTAACGGTGCAGTTGATTGGAGAAGCACCTCGCTGTACGTTGCAGCAAAAACTATGACGGCCATCCAGCTAGATTAACGGAGGTGGCGTATGGCAGGCATAAAACTTGAAGGATTCCAAGGAGCCATTCCTAGAGTATCTCAACGCCTGCTACCCCCAATGGCAGCGTCAGAACTATCTAATACGAAACTGCTCCAAGGTGAATTACGGGGATACCGTATACTGGTAGAGGAGGCAGATTTCTCTGCCGGAGCAGTATCGCCTGTCCGTCGAGCGTTTAGGATTCCGGATACCCCCACTGACTCATACCTTATATTTGACACACGTGATGTTGACGTTATTCGATCCCCACTTGTGAACGATGTATGGGATAGGTATTTCTGGACAGGTGTTGGGACTCTACCCCAGATGAACTCCTCCGCCAACATTAAGGCGGGTCAGGTTAATGGCCCGTACTTACTTGGTGTGCCGGGTCCTGCTACTGGCCCTACTGTAACTCCCCCACCCGGCGATGGTGAAAGCGATGAGACGCGAGCTTACGTCTATACTTTCGTATCAGAGTTCGGTGAGGAGAGTCAGCCGTCACCACCTACCCTTGTAACAGGTGATGGGGGTATCCCGTGGCAGATTTCTAACATGGCTTCCACAATTAGCGGTGCGACGAGCCGTGCATTTCAAGGCGACCAAGGTCAGGCAGTAGTTAAAATCTATCGCACCGTTCCGGGTAATGCTTCGACTAGCTTCTTTTATGTCGGTGAGGTTAACTACGGTACTACATCTTATACAGATAATGAATCAAACGATACAGTAGCGTCTAACCCCCTACTAGAATCAACGACATGGGCACCTCCGATACCCGAAATGGAAGGCTTCGTCGTTATGCCGAACGGCTACCTTGTAGGTTGGGCTGGTCGGCGACTACTGTTTAGTGAGCCTTATCGCCCGCACGCATGGCCCGCCGAATATGAACTATCTACCGAGTTCGATATTGTAGGTCTTGGTGTTGTTGGTGGTACATTGGTGATTGGTACTGAATCCCAACCGTACTTTGGTCAAGGTGTTAGTCCAGCGTCATTTACGACCCAGAAGGTCGATGCTGTTGAACCGTGCCTATCTCGTAGAGGTCTAGTTAGTACGACAGCTGGCGTACTTTATCCGTCGATCAATGGGCTTGTCCTTGCTAACAGCAGTGGCGTTCGAGTTATTACGGAAGACCTGTTTACAAAAGAAGAATGGGCAGACTGGCTCCCTGACCAGTTGTACGCCTCACAACTAGGCGTGCAGTACATCGCTTTCAACGGTCCTAGTACTGGGTTTGTACTTGACCCAAAAGAACCTACTGCTCGCTTTGTACCATTGACCGGCTTCAATGAGATCGAAGGTATTGAGACTGACCGATATACTGGTAACGTATTTCTTCTTTCCAAAGACCGCATTTGGGAGTGGGATAGTGAGCGCACTGCCCAACGTATGCCGTGGCGCTGGCAAAGCAAGATGTACCAAACCCCGAAACCAGTTAACTTCGGTGCGGCTCGATTACAGTTCATAACAGGTGATGTAACATTTGGGTATGAAATACGTGCTAAGTATCTCCCATACAACACCGCACTGATGACAGCTATCGCATCCCAGCCGGGTAGTTTGGCACGCCTGAATACTATTAACGGACAAGTGTTAGGCGGTTCTCCGGCTTGGAACACCGGACTTGTAGCTGGATGGTCCGACGCTGAGATACGCCAACCCCTAGGTGGTAGCTTGGTATACCCTATAGCTCAACTGAGTGCTACAGAGAATACGGTCAGATTTTTGGTTCATGTAGACTACCAGAATGGCGAAAGGAAGACTGTGTTTGACCGTACCATATCGAGTGAAGACATCTTTCGTTTGCCTACAGGATTTAAGAGTGATCTGTGGCAGATTGAAATGATTGGCAATACTACGGTGTACTCGTTACAGATCGCGGAGACTCCGAAACAGCTGGCTGGAATCTAATGGCGCTTACAACTAAACCGAATAGATTCTACCCTAATATCCCCCCTGCCGAATTATCCCTTGCTTCTCTACAAAATTCGGTGGAGCAGATACGTGCGTCGATAATTACCCATGAACGCCGCGACAATAACTACATGAAGTCGTTTGTGCGTTTTGAGGAGTTGGTAGAACTCGGCCTTATTAACAGCGACGGTACTGTAGGCACAGGTGGCACAGGTGGCACAGGTGGGACAGGTGGGAGTTCCTTCCAGACTCCGTGGCTGAGTAACATCGACGGTGCTGGCTACACACTTAATGACGCTACGCTCACTAACATCGGCGGGCTTAGTGTTACAGGTACTACAAACCTTAACTCAGTACTCAATGTTGGTGGACTCGCCACGTTCGATGCGTGCATACGATTTGACGGCGGGGATAATTATGTAGACTTCTGCCACGACAATACTGACCTGAATATAACAGCTGGTGCCATCGTTCCTTCATCGCCAGAGGTTTATCTTCAGGCGAACTTTACTGAGTCAAATGGTGCGACTTCTCATATAGAGCAGGCTCTCAGTGCGAACCTTACCGCCATTGCACCTGCTACAGTACAAGACAACTACGCGAACGAAGGCAGTGGTGGTTTGTGGCGGTGCCTCGTTGCTGATGGAGGACAACCTGCTGGACTTGTTGCTGCACATGATCTTGGTTCGGGTGATTTTACTCTTGAGACAAAAATTTACTGGCCTTCATCGTCGAACATTGCGAATGATGTTGGCGGCTATGACTTTCTGGAATATAACGATTCCGGCGGTGGCGTAGGTATAGTTTGGGCCTTTACCTATTACAAGACCTCCGACGTCTTTTACCTAGAGTTTCGTCTCGCCGTTACTCAGATTGGCACCGGAGTCACGAACGATTTTCAAGGGCGATTCCCTATTGTTGGTGATCCGTATGATGCTTTCTATCACGCTGTGGCGGAGCGAATTGGCAACACCCTCTGGATTGGTTGGAATGGTAGTGTTATAGGTTCTATAGACCTCGCCCAAGTAGGGGGTATTGGTGGGTGGCCTTCATACGACCCTGAAGAAGCTGTTACTGTTCGACCGTCCACTGGGACAACACCCTTCCTAGGGATGGTTGGGTACGGTACAGGTTCAAATCGTCGGATGGATGAAATCCGGCTTTCAAAAGACGGCTATCAGTACGGACTAGATACTAAGTCAAGCTACACCGTTCCGGGCGACCATCCACCACCCGGAGACGGCCCTACATACACGCCTGTTGAACCTGATATTAACATCATTGGTTTGGATGTCAGGCTTGACACCGATGCTAGTATCGACTGGCAGAACAGCGCCGGAGCTTCTGTTGAGCTTTTGACTTTCAATTCAGGGGACCCCGGATTCGATCCGACTGAGGACCCTTATTGGAGCAACGTAGGTCTGTATACGAAGCTCAACGGAACTGATGGCTCGACTGCTAACTTTAGTTCGGACGACGACAACGCGCATACACTGGTACCTACTAACGGTGCGCAGATAGACACTGCACAGTCTAAGTTCGGTGGTTCCTCGATACTGCTAGATAATACTGGCGCACCAGCATACTCTGATTATGTTCGGATAAATGATTACGTCGGAATGGAGCTTCTCGATAAGGATTTCACCATCGAGGCGTGGGTCCGTCTGGCGTCGTTACCTAGTTCTTCGCCAGATGGCGGCTTCACGATTATCTCCCACTTCTGGAATGCCTCGCAGGAGAGATGCTGGTATTTTAGGCTGGATGACAGCAACGCATTGGAGTTCTCGTATTCCACTGACGGACTAACGGTTGATAATGTATGCCGGACAGCATTCCCCTTTGCCATAGATAGATGGTATGCCGTGGCAGCAGTTCGTGAGGGCAACAACATACATCTGTATGTAGATGGCACGCGCATTGGGACGCACTCGGTTTCTGGCTCTGTCTATGACTCGTACCCCGCGTTCCCCTACATAGGGCTAACAGATACAACCTCGGGCTTCCGTGCTCAATTCGATGGATGGATAGATGAGCTGCGACTTACTGTGGGTGTCGCTCGATACATTGGGCCAGCCTACACATTGCAGACCTCTGAGTTTCCTACAGTACAAGGCGACCCTGTCACTATTGAACCTGATGGGTTTATCGTTGGTGATCCAGCCTACGACACAATAATTGATGGGGTATCCACAACAATCACTGGTAATGCCGTTGTTAACGGGACGACGGTCTTGGATCAGACGTTGAATGTTGGTGGCGCTACACAGTTAGGATCGACGCTAGAGGTCACAGGCCCTACAGACCTTTATTCAGTGCTGCGTGTCTGGGAGGCCGCACAGTTTGACAAGTCAATGAATGTTGATGGCCCCGCTGACTTCCGGATGGGTGTCACGATCTGGGACTATGACGTTTATCCTGCTGGGACACATCTTACTCTCGCCTACTCAGGTATAAATGAAGACGCCAAGTTCATGCGTTTTGTAGAAGACCTCGATGGTAGTGACTCCGGCTCAAATGCAGGGTTCTATATTGACTACGAGGGGGTAGATAACTCGCCCTTTAACCAGCTGCACTTTGGCTGCGACAAACCCTCCGCCGCTGGGACGATCTTCTACATCGGTGAACGTGGCCAAATGGTTCTCGAGGACAACCTAAACCACGCCGCATCGCTAACTTCGACAGAGCATCCTTTACAGATTGGCCCAACCGATAGCTTGAACCTGCGCTTCGGCAGGAATGAAATCCAAGCGGTCAACAATGGTGCGCAAACAGCGTTAGCGATGCAGCCGTGGGGCGGTGGCATCAGTTTCTTCGAGTCGGACTACACCACCGACTATCATAACTTCATCATCTACCTTGGCAAGTCAGGCACTATAAGTGGACGGTTCTACCTGAACAGCGACTCGGTCAATCTGAACACGTTCATGTACTATGGCAATGCGTCCGGCAACGACTTGATCTGGACGTGCGGGCTTACCACAGAGAATCTGGACATCACTGGGTGGGACGAGGTTATCTTCAGCAACGGGCAGCAAGTTAGCTGGGGCAACTTCGATATGTCCGATGCCGCCCAGTTCAAGTATGGCGCGGTAGCCAACCAGTTTGCCACGACGTTCGTTGACACGACGCACTGGAACATCACGGGCCTCAGCACCGAACTGTACGTAGACAACGACATTCATACAGCGGGTGATCTGAAGGTTGACGGCACGTTCATCCAGTTCAACTCAGACGCAACCGATCCGCCCTCTGAAAATGTTACGTTAGAAGTGTACCGTGGTGGCGTGGCCGGGACCGTGGCGATTCGCTGGAATGAAACCACTGATAAATGGGAGTTCACGAACGACGGTTCGACCTACAATGACATTGGCGCTGGCGGAGGTGGCGGCATTAGCAATGTGGTTGAGGACCTGACGCCTCAGCTTGGTGGCCAGCTCGATGTGAATGGGTTTGCTCTCGGCGATGGAACCCTAGAACTCCTGACGTTTACCGAGACTGCCTCAGCGGTCAACCATATCAACCTCACCAACGCTACCACAACCAACGCTCCCACGGTGGGAGCAGCTGGTGACGACACAGATGTTGGCCTTATCCTTGCAGCCAAGGGCACGGGCAACATTTCGGTAGGCAACTTCACGTTCGATGCAGACCAGACAGTAGGTGCTGGCCAAGACAACTATGTCCTGACGTATGACGATGCGTTAGGTACCATCCAGCTTGAAGCGGCGACGGGCGGAGGTGGCGGCATTAGCAATGTGGTTGAGGACCTGACGCCCCAACTTGGCGGCAACCTCGATGTGCAAGCTAACATCATCAATACCTCAACGGTCAACGGTGGCATTACGCTTACGCCAAACGGCACCGGCAATGTGACCTTGGGCAATTTTGTATTCGACGGTGACCAGACTGTCGGTGCTGGTCAGGACAACTACATCCTGACTTACGACAACGCTGGCGGAACGATCCAGCTTGAAGAAAGTATTTATGACATAGGGTTTTTCTATAGCGGTAAACCAACAAACAGCCAAGAGGTTTTCCGTATGGAGTCTGTCCGTGCTTGGACGCTTCCGGACCCCGGAACGGGTAGTACTGGTGAGGCTCGGGTGGCAAGCACCGGGAACGTAGCGTTTAGTGTTAGACGTAACGGTACGCAATTCGCCACCGTAACCTTTAACATCAGCGCATCAGGAACTTGGGCGTTTGATGCGGCGGCTGATGAAAACTTTGCAGCGGGGGATACTCTTACAGTACTTGCACCTGCTACTGCGGATGCAACCCTTGAGGATATAGCTATATTCCTGAAAGGACTGCGTTAAATTTTGGAGAGGAAACACCAATGGCACTATTAGGAATGAATGGATTTGAAGATTACGGTGATACAGCTGATATGAAGGCTGATGACTTCGTCACTACGGTTGGGACTATGGCTTTTGAAACTGGCCGAATTACAGGTCGAGCACTAACCATAAATTCCTTTGACGATGATTATTACCACCATCTCACAGCACCAACCACTGCCACTTGGTACATTGGGCTTGGAGTAAAAGCCACTAGCCCTCCTTCCAGCGACAGTGTTCTTATTTTTACCCGCAACACTGACGGCGGGGAGGAGATAAGAGTTTATTTAGCAGTTGGCGGAACCATGCAGGTGCGTCGATCCGGCACACTTTTAGGCACCACCACTAACAGCGTCAACTTCGGCACTTGGAATCACATAGTCTTAAAGGTGTTTCAGAATAACACCACTGGCACTGTAGAGTTTTGGCTAAACGGTACCAAGGAGATAGACCTTACCAATGTGGACACGCTAAATACAGTAGCGAGCCTTCAATATGTACACATCGCCGCAGTAAGCGCATCCCTTCCGATAGCGATTGATGACCTATATATCGGTGACGATAGCGGCACGGATATGACAGATCAGCAAGGCGACTGCGTCATCGAGATGCTGACGCCGAACGCGAACGGCACCACCAACAACTTCACCGCATCCCCGGCGGTAAGCAATTACTTAAACGTGGATGATGGCTCTGCCCCAGATGACGATACAACCTACAACCATAGCAGCACAGCTACCCATAAGGAACTCTATGCGTGTAGCAATATAACCGGCAACGTAGATACCATCCACGCGGTCCAAGTGCGGGCGTATGCTCGTAAAGAGGATGCGGGCAACCGCCAAATAAACCTTATTTGTAGAAACAACGTAACAGAGGTAGACAGCGGACAAAAAGGACTAACAACCACCTACGGCTACAAAAGCCATATCTACGAAAATGACCCGGATGGTGGTGGCAACTGGACCGAGGCCGACGTCAACGCGATGGAAGTAGGGCTTGAGATAGGTACTTAAAAATGGCCAATTACACAGAAACATTTAGTGGCCAGACAACGGGTGCTAACAGTACGACGTTCACTAACCGATGGGCGACCGAAACCAGCATCAGCGTCGAAAATCCGGCGATCGACGAGCAAGATGATCGCGTCCTGCGATTCAGTACGGGCGACAGCGGCTACCAGCTGCAAAGCATGGATAGCGTTGACTCAGACGGCAACCGTGCCAACTGCGAGATCGTGGCGCGAGTGCGAGTAAACGGCGACGACGACAACCTCGTGTATCTTATTGGCAGGGCCAGCGGAGCAGGAACCACCGAGACTGGTTACGTTTTACTCATTTCTAGCAACGGCACGCTGCGGATTTACCGAGCCGATGCAGGAACGCTTACTCTAATAGGAGCGAACGGCCCGGACGTCGATCTTAAAGGGGTATCAGCATGGGCCGATTTTTTTGGCGACACCTACACCTACATGCCACCGAACGAATGGCTGCTGATGCGGTTTCGCATCAACGGCACCGGAGCAACCGTCACACTGTCGGGGAAAATCTGGGCTGACGGCCAAGAGGAGCCTACCGATTGGGATATGGTACGAACCGACACCAGCGCCAGTCGGATCACCACGGCTGGCTGGTGCGGCGTTGGACGAGGCGTTCATACGTTTACGACGTACTTGGATGCTATCGGCATCGGCACCAACGGCGACACGGCAGTACTGCCAGCAGGTACCAGCCCGGTACGAGTTACCAACGTCGGCGGCCACGTGCTGCATCAAAATGAAGCCACGCCAGTTAGAGTTACCAACGTCGGCGGCCACGTGCTGCATCAATATGAAGCCACGCCAGTTAGAGTGACCAATGTAAGCGCTCAGGTTCTTTACACGCGAGCCGCAGAAGCAGCCACAGGGCAGACCATCGTAGCGTTCATTGGAACTGGTTGACGGTGCCACGACTACCCCAGTAATATAGACAGGTTATTCAAGGTTATTCAATAACTCATAAAGGAACTGTATAAATGAACATCTCAAACGAACAGCTAAAAGCAGCTATCAACTCTGGGCTGGTCATTACTGACCCGGCAAGCGAGGTAGCAGTACCCCTGAAACATGCTGGCGGTGTACTTATCCTCCATCAAGTTCTTCTTGCTGTTGCAAAGGGTGAACTGACTATCGTACAGGCAGAGGGCGACATTGACCCCGCTGACCTGAAACCCGGTGGCACCAACGATGACGACGATTGACGACATCATCACAGACATCCTGAAGGCGGAAGGCTGGGATACGTACACCAACGACCCAGTTGACCGGGGCGGTCCCACTAAGTGGGGCATCACCCTCAAGGCATGGCAGGACTACCGTGGTGACTGGACGAGCGTCAACGAGGACGACATCAAGGCCATCACCGAGCAGGAGGCGCGGGATTTCTATAAACTCGAGTATGTAAAAGCCCCACGTTTCGATATGCTTCCACCGCTCCTTACCCCAATGGTGGTGGATTGTGGCGTCAATCATGGGGTACGTGCAGCCTCAAAATGGGTACAAAGAGCCGTGGGAGCCAAGCAGGACGGCGTCCTCGGTCCTAAAACCCTTGATGCAGTCACCTCCACAAACCTGTTAGCAATCTACCAGCGAGTAGCGGCGTATCGGTTCCAGCTGTACGGAAAGATTGTATCTGGGGACCATTCTCAGGCAAAATACGCACATGGATGGAACAACCGTGGGTCTAAATGGTTGCTCCGGTTGGCAGACTACCTAGCAGGCGACGACACATGAACTGGTTGAAATCACTTTTCGGATTGGGCGAGATTGCAGGTGAGTACTTGAAGGACCGCCAGAAGCTCAAGCAAGAGCTGAAGATGGCCCAACTCAAAGGCAAGATTGACCTCGCCAACGCGAAGGTTCAGGCCGCCATTGCACAGCAACAGCACGTGCAGACATGGGAACAGACCTACGTCAATATGCAGCGCGAGTCACTGAAGGATGAGATTGTCCTTGGTGTCGTGCTGCTGCCGTATGTCGGCGCGTTCATTCCTAGAGTGCAGGACCACATTCTGATCGGCTTCGAGTATTTGGCTAAGATGCCGTACTGGGCAGTCGGCCTCACAGTAACCATCTTCCTCGCTATCTATGGCATCCGCCACAAAAACGCGGCGAAGATTCAAGCGCCCGGTCTACGTGATGTAGACGTTAAGGAAAAGAGAAATGAAAACACATCAAGCGATTAACCAACTCCTGACATGTGTGTCAGTCGTCATTAAGGAACGGCACCTGCCTGAACTAGCAGAGGTTGTGAAGCAGGCTGGCACGCTCGTCAACTCTGTACACACTATGTCACTCGAGAAGATCGACGAGAAGCTCGCAAAACTCGTCAAGGATTTCGAGGCGAAGATCGTCGGTGGCGGTGAGGTTACGGCACAAGACCTAGTGATGGCCGGTGTCGAGCCGGTTGCGGTTGACGAGGAAGAAGATTTCACCCCGCTACCCGATGAGGTAGACGAGGAAGTCGCCGAAGCCACCATCGTAGTTAAGTCTCCCATCAAGGACCACGCTGCTGATGAAGACTTGTTTGACGATCTGGATGAGCTGATATGAAGATTGTACTCACAATCGCAACACTTATTCTCAGCACCGCTACATTTGCAGGTGGCAACAACGACGGCGAATGCGACCATCCAGTTTTTGTCGAAGTAGGCTGTGGTGAACCCGGTCCTGCTGGTCCTCCGGGTCCTGCTGGTCCTCCGGGTCCTGCTGGTCCTCCGGGTACTCCGGGTCCTGCTGGTCCTCCCGGCCCTGCTGGTCCTCCCGGCCCTGCTGGTCCTCCGGGTCCACAAGGTGAGCCGGGCGTCGTGGACTATACACGAGTCACAAAGCTGATTGATGAGTCGTATAGCTACCGCTTTGGTCGCTTCACTGACTACATGGCTGCATCCGCAGCACTTGACATTGACCTACCACAAGATCGTGGACATCGCCTTACTGCTACAGGTACAAGAGTAGATGGTAGGTCCGGTGTTGGTTTTGGTTATGCCTACATGAATGAAGACGGTGTCGCAATGAAAGCCGGTATCGCTCGCGCTGGCGATGAAAACATTGTAAAGGTTGGCGTCAGCTTTGAGTTTGGTAATCGCAAGGAAGTTGCGGTATACGAAGCACCGAAAAACGATAACTACGACATGCTGCTGGCCCGTGTAAACGAGCTGGAACAACGCCTCGCGGCTATCCCGCAGGACGACGAAGTTGCGGTATATGCAGCGGAGCGGATTGAAGCGCACGAGGTAGTATCTGGCGCTGAGCACAGCGATCTGGCTACTAGGCTGGATGAGCTTGAGCAGCAGCGAAAAAGGGATGCAGCTCGCGCCGCGAGGATTGCTAGGGAGCAGGCAGAGTACGAAGCTGAACAACGTCAGTTCGCACAAGAAGCATTAACAGATTTGGAGAAATACAAGTGATCCCAGAGTCAGCTAAATCGGTCGCCAGAAAAGTAGGTGAATATATTGCACTGCTTGCGGTGTTCGGTACAGTCGGCACGTATTGGATCAACACGGAAGTTGAGAGACGGATGGGTGAGCTGGCGGATGACCCCGGTAGCCACCCAACTGTTGTTGCAAACTCGACTAAACTTGAAACCCTTGAGGCAGGTCAGGCACGTATCGAAGAAAAGGTTGATGCTTTCTCTGGCAAATTCCTTGAGTACCTAGAACGGCAGGCTGGGCAATGACCTATGACAAGAGGGCAATGACCTATGAACAAGACGTCGAACTCCACGAAAGAGTTGCGAGGATCGAGGCCGAAGTTGACCATATCGACGCCATCGTCTCAGAGAGGCATGGTCGTATGCAGCGTATTGAGGACAAACTCGACGCTATGGAAAAGGATTTGGAGCGGTATCGAGGGACCGTTGGGGCTATTCTACTTGTCCTTACTGCTGTAACGACGTTCTTCAAGCTGTTCTGGCACGACCTACAAAGGTTTATCAAATGAAGTATCGCGGCATTCAGCCATACATAGAGGACGACATTTCCATTGGCATCGAGAAAATGTCAGAAATCCTTGACGAGATCGCCCCCCTTCACAAAGCACACTACGCCGAAACCGAGGAAGCCTACCTCGACGATCCCTACGACCCTGACTACGTAAGATTGTTCAGTCTTGAGGAGAATGGCGGGTACGTTGTATTCACGGTACGGAAAAACATGGAATTAGTTGGTTATATCCAGTACTATGTCTTTCGGGACCTTCATACCCAACGTGTGTACACAGCCCGTGAGGATTGTCTCTACATCAAGCCAGAAGCGAGAGGGTTGGGTTTGGCCCCGAGGCTATTGAATTTTGCGGAACACGGCCTGCGCCAGCTGAATTGCAAATACGTAGGCATGACCAGTAAGTCACCAGTGGGCGGCCCGGACATCCGCCCGTTTTTGGAGAAGCGCGGCTACCGGATGGTCGCAGAGTACTTCTCAAAGAAGTTAGAGGATTGAGACATGTGTTGCAGTTCGCCCCCACCGCCACCTGATCTTGGACCCAGCGCTGAAGCGTCGAAAGAAATTGCGGAGATGCAACAGCAAACTGCTAGAGAGCAGCTTGAATGGTCTAGAGAACAAGACACCATGAACCGAGAGCTACTCCAACAGGTGTTGGACGTACAGCTCCCGGCCATGCAGGAACAGTTTGAAACTGCATCGGCTGACCGCCAGCGCTACGAAGAAATGTTCCGCCCATTCGAGGATCAGTGGGCAGAGGAAGCGAAGAACTACGACACGCCGGAGCGCCGCGCACAGGAACGCGCCCGCGCCCTTGCCGACGTCAACACACAGTTTGATGCACAGCGCCGTAATGCCTTGTCGAGGCTTGAGTCCTATGGTGTCGATCCGTCGCAGACCCGCAACGCTGCACTGGATGTCGGTGTACGCACCGCACAGGCCGCAGCAATGGCTGGTGCCGCTACGCAGGCCGACCGCCGTGTCGAGGACACTGGCCGGGCCTTGCAGTCTGACGTCATCAACCTTGGCCGTGGCGCACTGTCCAACGCCGCTGGCTTCTATGGTCAGGCCGTGAATGCTGGCTCTGCCGCACAAGGTAATGCACTCAACACCACAGCCTCCGGCGCAAACGCTGTACAGTCCAGCCTTGGCTTCTCTGGACAGGCGTTGCAAGGTTATAACCAGAACGCCAACATTCTGTCACAGGGCTTTGGTAATCAGATGCAGTCATGGAACGCTCAACAGCAGCAGACAGCCGGTATGCTACAAGGTATCGGCGGTATAGCTGGTATGTTCATGGCAGACGGTGGCGAGGTAGAGAACCCTGTCGGTGGTCCGGCAGCGCCGTACACGGCTGATGGGCCGGTTGATGGGCCGGGCGATGGTTCGGGCGTGGATGACCGTGTCCCGGCCATGCTGTCACAAGACGAGTATGTCATCCCGGCAGACGTTGTACGGGCGAAGGGCGAGGAGTTCTTCGATAAGCTGCTCGAGAAGTACCACACACCTGCGTCACAACAGCGCAGAGGAGCGATCTAATGGCGGGTAATTCAGCACTGGGCGGATTCGTTGAAGGTTTGCAAGGTGGTATAACCCACCGGCAGCAGTCGCTCCGCAACAAGAAGATTGACCGGATGCTTGACCAAGAAGGCAAGATGCAAGCGATGGCGATTGAAGGCAAGCAAATGGACATCAACAAGGTCCGTGAGCTGAAGGGGCTGGCACCCCGTGACTTCACCCAGTTCGAGGCGGACCAAGACCCCTACGGGTTCAAGCTCGGTGATTTCTTCAAGCCCCGCAAGCTGTGGCAGAACTTCAAAGACAACACTGGCTTCGGCGGCGGGTCTATGGATGCCCCTACCTCCCCGGTGCAGTCCAACGAAGCGGCCATCGAAGATATGACCCAAGGAGCACAAGGCTCCTCGATGGGTATGCAGGGTAACACCGATGACATGTCGCTGATGGCCGCCGCTGATGGCGGGCCAGTCAGGAAGATGGCTAACGGTGGGTCCGTCGAAGAACAGCTCGACGCAATGGATCGAACTCGCCGTCCCAACCCCGGCTCAGCAGAATCTCAGCTAGACCGCGAACTCGATCAGAAGACCCGTGACCGTATGAACGCTCGACAGAATCCGAGCCGTACACGTAAAGCACTTAATACTGGTAAGCGTGTGGCGGGTAAGGCGGCTCGGCTAGCGCGTGCTGGTGCTGGTGTAGGCGGCGCTTTAGCTGGGGCGCAAGGTGCGGTCCGAGGGGGTTTTACTGATACTGAACAGATGCGCCGAGAGTACACCATGCCAGAAGCCTTGATGGTGGATAAGGACGATTCTGATTTTGAAATCTTCCTAAAGGATTTAGGCGCTCGTGCTATCGGCGTCGGTAACTATGTCGGCGATGCTGCTTTGGATATGGTTGGCTTTGGACGTGATGAAGCACAAGCACAAGCTATCCGTAGCTCTGACGTTGCACGTCCAACACAGCAAGAACCATCGGTAGCTGCCCAGCCACAGGCGGCAACGCCAAGAGCTGCTGTCCAGCCGCCCGCTGCACCCCAAGCCCCCGAAGTAACGGGTGGCCCGAACCAGCTGGCCGACGCCCCGATCACCGATCCGGGTGAGATGCCGACGATGAACACCGAGGAGTGGGTAGCCTACCGTGCCGCCAGTGTCGAGAGTATGCTGATGCAGGGTATGTCTCTCCCTGAAGCCCACGATGCTGTCACCTCGATGCAGCAGAAAGGGTTCCTCAACTACGGCACACAGGCTCTACAGATGCTCGCAGCTGGTGATCCGGCTCGGGCAGCGATGGCGCTCAAGGCTGCGTACCAGTACTTCCCGAACGGAGTTGATGTCAGATTTGGCATAACCAAGGACAAGCAGGGGCAGCCCGCTCTCGTAGCGATGGGTGCCAGCGAGCAGACCGGCGAATCTACCGGCGCTCCCATGCTAATCACTGGTGAGCGACTGGCCGTGATGATGGAGAACATGACCAATCCGGATGCGTTCCGTACGTGGACGAAAGACTGGCGTGAGTTTGAGCAAGACCTCCGTAAATACTACGAGATGGAGAAGCCGCAGGCTGAGAGCGAGAACATCTATCGTGACCGTATGGGCCGAGCAGCGCTCAATCGCTCCGAGGCTGATCTTGTCGGCGCTTATAACGCTGGACGAGGGGGCGGTCGCAAACGCACTGACATGGACCGTAACTCTGCTGCTCTCCGTGACTACGTAGCAGAGTCCGGACTGCTTGAAGGCATTGATCCACAGACCCAACGATACCTCACACGTGTCATGGAAGCGCTATACCTGAATTACGATATGTTGCAGGGTGAGATCATCGAAGAAGTGATGGTAGCCTACGAAAACAACCAGCTACCACAGCTGCTAGAGAGCTATGGACTGTCCAATGCCGAAAGTGATGAATAATGGCAACTTTCAAGGAGCGTTACGAGGAACTGTTCGGGCCAACGCCAGACTATGACCCGATAGCACAAACTGCCCCGGACGAGCTAATCGGGCAGACTCGTCGCCGTGCGCTGGATATACAAGACGCTGCTCCTACTGCATCCCCGCGTCGAGCGGTTCCTATTCGTGACTTGTCTCCACCGGGTGAGGAGCAGGGTGCTATCTCTGGCCTGCTCAAGACAGGTGCCTCGAAGGTCGTGGCCGAACCGCTGGTCGGTGCAGCTGAGTACCTGACCCGGCAGACCACAGGACGGCTCGGGTGGGAAGGCCCTACCGAAGCCCTGCAAGGAGTGCGGGACGATCTGGCCCAGTGGCGCGAAAGCGTCTACGCCCGGATGAACCCGGAGGTCATGGACATGGTGGGCCGGGAGCTGCTGACTCTCGACCCCGACAGGACTATCTGGCGTGGAAGCCCTCTCGATGTCGCCGAGGCTGTTGCATACAAGGTTATAGAACAGACACCCTCCCTGCTCGCTACACTGGTACCCGGCGCGATAATGATGCGGGCCGGTGCGATGGGCAAGGGAATCCAGTACCTTAGCGCGTCCGAGGCGGGTATATCACTGGGTGCTATACAGAACGAGATCGCTGACGGCATTAACGAGATGTCAGCTGATGAGCTGTCGGCTGAGTCGTTCCGTTTCAGACAACTGATGGAGGAGTACGGTGACGAAACACAGGCGCGAGCCGACCTTATACGTGAAGCGCAGGGAATGGCACCCGTTGTCGGCGGTGTCGCTGTCGGAGCAATTTCAGCTGCCGCTGGTCGATACCTCGCACCTGTCTTTGACGATGCGGCTGGCCTTGGTTTCGGCCAGCGCGTCGGTCGAACTGCAATATCAGAGGGCCTTATCCAAGAAGGCCCGCAGGAATCTATCGAACAAATAGCCAGCAACATCTCCGCCGCTGTCTACGATGGTGACCGGGACTTGCTGGAAGGTGTGGCCGAGTCCTACGCACAGGGCGCTCTGCTCGGTGCCATCATGGGTGGTGGCGTCGGCGGTATACTCGGGCGTGGTCGGCAGGAGGAGCAGACGCCCCCAGAGCTGGACACGCCAGACGCCCCCAGTGCCTTCACGCCGGGCCGTGGTGGTCCCCGAGGGCCACAGCAGGCACTACCCCTCGACTTCGGTGAGGAGCAGCGCTCAGGCCCTATCACGCAGCAGGAGGATATGTTCGCCATACCGGACGAGCTGTTCGACGAGCAGGGCAACTACGTGGGTAACGTGGCTGGACAGGCCGCCGCTGCACAAGAGGAAAACATCGTTGATCCGGCTATCCGGGCGGCTATTCAGGCGAACATCCGTTCCGATCAGAAGATGGACGATATGTTCCAGACTAACCCACAGCGGGAGCAGGAGTATCCCAGCCAGAACATACAGACTGAGATGTTCCCGAGGGCTGCTCCGACTGGTGGGTTACCAGCTCCTAACACCCGTCCTGTACCTGCTGAAGACCCGATGGCTCCGGAACAGCAGGAGATGCTGCCCGGCCCAGAGAAACGTACGCTTGGTAACAGGCGTACAGAGATGTATGACGCCCCAATACCCGAGCCGCAGGTAGACATCTCGGCACAGATGGATCAGTTGGCACGGGGTATGCGTGATGGCGTCTATCTCGCTGCCGAGCAAGAGGTTGATCCTGCCATCCTTGGGGACTTCCCGATGGTGCAGGACTTTGATGGTCGTGGCGGTGACATGATCTTCAAGGATGAGGAGACTGCCGACCAGTGGATGGAGGCGCTGGCGAACAGCAACCCCGAAGACCTGCAAGCCATCCTCGGTGAGATCACCGGGGCTGGTACTGGTAAGCCGATCGACGGTCGCCTTGCTGTACAGAAGATCGGAGAGAACGGAGGCGTCGAGCAAGAGACGCTGGTGTCCACCCTCGAAGAAGCACAACAGGTGCAGGAGGAGATGGGGGGTGAGACACGTGTACTGACGGCTGAAGAAGCTATAGCCCGCCGGGAGATGATGGCTGCTGACGACCTGTTTGCTGAGCCTGAACCAGAACCAGAGGGTACGCCGGGCGGCACACCTCGCACGGGTACTGGTCGTCACCGTGTGCGTTTCACTGATGATGCTGGGCAGGTCATTGAAGACCGCACGTTCAGCGACGTAAGGAGAGCGAACAAATATGCAGATCAGCTGGCCGACGAGTACCAGCTGGCTCAGCCTGAAGCTGATGCCCGCATTACTGTCACCCCGATACGCACTATGCCGAAGCGCAAGACCAAGCCTACTCAGGATGAACAGAAGGCTGAGCTTGCCAAGCGAAAGAGAAAGGCTACGTATAAGACAGAAGGTGAAAAGGTAGCTGACGAAATACGCAGGCGTGTACCGTTCGATGAGCGTCAGGATATGACTGAAGCGGCAGCTAAGGCCGGTACTCGAGAGGAAGCTGCACAGAACCTCCTACGCCTCGCCGCTAAGCAGATGGATGAAGAACAGGCTCGCTCTATCGACGGGTTCTTCCCGCCTGACAGCTACGAGTTCAAGAACAAGCAGCTGAAGCAGGATTACACCGATGCGTGGCAGGCTCTCTACGAGGCTGACTTCATCGCTAAGAACAAGGCGGTCATTCCGCTTGAGTTTCGTGGGACTGTTGTCTCCAAGGCTAACCGAGACAAAAAGAAAGCCCTGAAGAAGATCGAGCAGGTACGGGAGGGGTCGAATCCCCGCCGTAAGGTCGAGAAGGCTGTCCGCGAAGCTCGATACACAAGTGAGGCAGCTGTTGCACAGTTGTCCTACAACGAACGTAAGATCGCTGAGCGCCTCGGGATCGAGATGCCCACCGATGCACAGAAGATGGAAGCGGAAATCCTGTCTGAAACACAGCAGCAGTTAGCAGACTTCCGTGAGTCGAAGATAGCAGAAGACGCTGAGGAAGATACCTACGTCGCCGCTATGGTGGAGGCTACCGCCCCCCGTACCAAGGACGACTCGGACCAGCCCATCGGCGATACGCTGGAAGGCCCGGTCTACCGCTTCGACATGAAAACGACGAAGAAAGAACTGGAAGCACTGACCGAATCTGAACTGAACAACGTCTTCGATGATGCGTTACGGTGGCGGCAGTCCACCAACAAACGTCTTAGCGATGGCCGCATCTCTGAAATGAAGCGAGAAATCACAACTCGCTCCGAGAGGATCAAAGAGATTATGCGGGCCGTAGTCAGTATGCGAAATAGCGCTGGCACGGAAGCACGGGCTAAAGGCGCATACATCGTCACCAACGTCACTAACAAGAAGGGTGGCGGCATCCGGCGTACGACTGTACGCAGTGGCCCGTTGACCTCCTCGTCAGAGAAGTACGAAGAAGGTGCTGACAAGCTGAAGGCTCGGGCTGAGAAAGCCAAAAAGATATACACCGATCTGTCGGACAACCTGAAGGGTGCCTTGAAACGTCTGAAGGCTGTGGCACCTGAGACTGATGAGTACGGCAACCTGACGGAACTCGGGCAGGATGAGGTCATGGGTATCTGGTGGGCTGAGTCGCTGGCTGAACTAGGGCAGGCTGTAGTTGAGAGCCGTAGGACAGACGACCCTGCTATGGAGCTGGCTAGTAAAATATCTACTGGCCTAAAACGTGTTGCCGGTAAGACCTCTGACCGTCTGTTTGGAACTGTCTTCGCCGACGCTGCTCGTCAGACCCTCATCATCAATGCGAAGGATATGGGCAAGGACCTCGCTACGATTGCAAAGCAGGTCAACAACTTCAATGACAAACTCGAGGCTGCTAACCGGCTGCACGAGGCCAAGAAAAAGTGGGTCAAAGACAGCGACTACAAGCAGTTCATTAAGCCGATCATCCGTAAGTTCCACGAGTCGTACTGGAACAACAAGGGTACGTACTACCCGACGCTGGCTGAAGCGGCAAACCTCAAGTGGGTACTAGACAACTACCGAGCGCAGGGCAAGAAAGATGACTTCTACCTGCCGCTGCGACGGGTGCTGGAAGATTTCGGCTTCAAGTTCAAAAACAATACGCTAATCGTCAATGAGGTTGACGGCGAGTTCGACTTCACCCCGAAAGACGCTCACCTGATGAACCGTTTTCGCCGTAGCGACCCGATCATTATGGACAGGACAGTCGTACGCCGTGAGACGGATAAACCTTACGAACCTGTCACCCTTACATACAGGCGTCCTGAAGGGGAGCTGGACAAGCGCATCGCTGAGCGTGAGAAGCGTACGGAGAAAGATCAGTTCATCGCTAAAGAGGAGCTGGACTCGATCAAGCATGTCCGTGCATCAGCCATCTTTGCACGGTTCCGTAAGATCGTGGACAACCCGAAGACCACGAGAGATAAGCTGGTTGATGCCGAGCTAAAGCTGCTTGAAGACCTAAAGAAAGAGGGTTTCCTGACCAACGTCGGCGCACAGATGGTGACTATTAAAGTACCTGACCGTCCGACGATTAGCCTCCGTCGTTCTGCACGAGCGCTGGACGACGGTATACTGACTAAGAGGGAAGCCCGCAGTCGCATGGCCTCCATCCGCAAGTCATACACCAAACCCCTATACAGGCACGAAAGTAAGGTCGGGCGCTACGCTGGTAGCGTTGCCGGTACAGCTATTGCTGATACCGAATCTGAGTGGGTATACAAAAAGCTACCGGGCTTTTTGCTTAAAAACATTAAGCCTAAACGGGTATACACTACAGCAGCTAACAAACTGCATGAGAAAATCAAGTATTCAAACTCAAGAATCTCGCTTAACGAGGCACTCGACATAATCATCGAGACTCTACCTTCGTCTGACCCCTTGGGTAAGGTCGCTAGACAATTACGCAGCGTAGATGTCACCCGTGGTATCGGCCTCGGATATGCGTGGGGGATGAAGTACGCGGTCGGTGGTTACTGGAATGAGTCAGGGCGAGTAGACATTGACTTTGAGTATTTCTACGGAGAAGAAGCGCTAAGCAAAACGAATAAAGATTTGGTTGACGCCCAGTTTCTACAGGTAGTACTCCATGAAATTGCCCATGCAGCAACAGTAGAATCTATAGATCGCAGTCAAACGGCTGAGGCTATCATAGATGAACTAATACAGCAGGGGCAGCAAGCGTGGGGAAGACAACATACCGGAAAAATTCTGGAACGCATTCTTATTAACGATAAGTTCTTTAAGCAAAGGAAGTTTAGTGACGTAGCATCAAAGCAAGAACTCGCTGAAATTTTTACAGCTGAAATAAGTTTACAAGAGCCGAATAAAATTGCTTACATCAACAAGGTCGGTGACGACTTTGAAGTAATAGTTAAAGCCGCAAAAGACAAGCCCTACGGTTTTACCAATCCACATGAGTTTGTTGCTGAAGCATTTTCAAATCCTGAATTTCAAGATTTCTTAAAGGCTACCAAGTTCAACAAGAAGAACTGGCTGTGGGATGAATTCAAGAAAGCTGTGTTTAAGATTCTCGGTATTAAGACTGACGAAAACCTTGACACCATTTGGGATGTTGTACTAGCAGCAACGCCAGCGTTGACCAGATACGCAAACAGTTATGACCCGAGTAAATACCATTGGGAACCGGGTGGTAAAAAAGATATGCGACCGTACGGAGAATACGTACAAGAGGCTCGTAAAGATATAAACAGCCATCGTCAAGCATACGACGATGCAGGTAATCAGCTTGGCGACTTGCTGAATGATCGCTACCGTTTGCGCGGGGCCAATACTGTACTTCAGTCACTCATCAGCTCACTGCCTGAACGCAGCGCACTAGGGATTACTGCTCGCAAACTGGCTGAGCTGGACCTAAGCGATGTTACGGTTCGCTGGGATTGGACTAATCTCATCAAGAACCCCGACACTAATGGTGTTTACCGTGGCAAACATCGCCGTGTAATCCTTGCACGTAAGGATGGAATGTCTGGACACAAGCTGGCTCGTGTCACGTTACACGAGCTGATGCACGCTGCTACGCAGGAAAGCCTGCAACGCAACCAGACGCTTCGTTCACTGATGACAGATGTCCAGAGTGAAGTACGCCAAAAACTCATGGAGCAGTTCCCTGTTGGTAAACTGCCGTATGGTTTGCGCCCGCAGGATCAGGTCGATGAGTTCGTAGCAGAAATGTTCTCGAACGAAGCTATGCAGCAGGCAGCTAAGACCACTATGCTTGATAGCCGGATGTCTCTGTGGAGCCGGTTCAAAGACTTGGTCAAGCAGTTACTTGGTTGGGTGGGGGACTACGAAATTTCAGCTTTCGATATGGTTATGGAATTGCAGCCGCAACTATTCGAGTATGCTGAGTTAGACAACCCCAACGCCCCTGACCTATATCACGGAGACGTAGCATTAGGTAATAAAGCTCGTGAGGTTTGGAACAGAGCTAAGATGACCTACGACATCGAAAACCGAGCACGTACGGCTGCAACACAAGGCGCGACAATCTTCGGGCGTGGCAAGTTGAGCCATGCGTTCCACTCCATGCGCCAGCTGCGTGAGCGTTATGAACAGTACTTCGGCGGGAAAGAAGGTCCACTGGCGAAGTACATGGATGCGTTCAACGCTCGCAACTCCATGAACAATGAACTGATGCAGATGCCTGAACGCCTGTCACGTAAATGGTCAGAGTTCGAGCAGAAGCACGGTGTTAAGGTAGCTAACGATTTCAGTCAGCTTGCTACTGAAGCTACCATGCACACGCTCGACCCGAGCAAGGTCGCTGGGCATGAGAGGAACAAGAAGTCTGCAAAGGCTCAGCCGACTATGTATCGTGAGCTGCGTGCCCGGTACCAAGCGTTGCCGCAAGACTACAAGGATTTGTGGGCAGAGGTTACAGACTACTACCAGTCATCGCTTGAACAAGAAACCGGCCTGATGATGCTCAATGCCGTACGCGGAGTCGTCACCAAGGGAGCCGGTGAGACGATGGACCTTGGGACGTTCAACCGCAAGTACAACGAGACGAACATCCTGAAGTTCAGCACGCAGGAAGAAATCTTGGCTGAGTTCGGTGAGTTCCTTGGTGAAGATGCTGCAAACCTCGCCAAGTTCATACAACGGGTGGCTAACGTACCGGCCATGAAACAGGGGGTCTATTTCCCCCTCATGCGCTACGGGGAGTACGCTGTCTACGCCAAGACCATGCGTGACAAGAAGTACTTTAAGGACAGCCAAGCTGCACGGAAGTACGCAGCCGACCAGCGTCTTGAAGACCCGACCTACTCTGTCAACACACGTGAGGAAAGTGATGGACGGTGGAGCGTGCAGGTCACGGAGAGTGCTTTCGTCATGGGTGAGACTATCACCGAAGTGATGGAGAAACGCCAACAGCTGGTAGACGAAGGCTACGACTGGGTTGGAGATGTCGGACGCAAGCTAGAGATGCCGAGAGAGTCGGCGATCACCTCGAACGCAGCGCTGTCCAGCATCCTTGAAACGCTGTCGGATAATGCAGCTGCACAAAACGCGATCAAGCAGTTCTACTTGCAGTCGCTTTCCGATCAGTCGTTCCGTAAGAGAGAAATCAAACGACAGAACCGCCGGGGTGTGGACTACTTCACGCAGCATCGCAACTTCGCCAACTACGCTCGCCAGTCTGCTTACTACAGGTCACAGCTGAAGCATGGCTGGCAGATGGCGAAGGGGCTGTCTGACATGCGTGACTTCCTGAAGGACTACCGACAGGGCGCGAGCAAGATGTCTCGCGTCCAACTGGACAACGTGTACGAAACGCTGAAGACACGTGATGAGAAGATGACCGACCCAGTACAGCTCCACAAGGCTGTGCGGGGCGGCATCGCTCTGACCCAGTTCTACATGCTGACCAGTGCTTCCTACCACATGATTAACAGCACGCAGCCGTGGATGGTGTCGCTGCCCACGATGGGAGGTCGCCACGGCTGGGGCCAAGCCTTCGCAGCTATGAAGGGAGCGCAAGCCCTCATCAAAGACCCGATCTTCAGTCAGATAAAAGAGTCTAAGGGTGGTCTGGCGCTGCTGAAGAAAGGCAACCTCGCTGCCGAGCGTGCCTTCGGCGTTTTCGATCAGCTGCGTGATAGTCTCAAGGCCAACGACGCTCGTGCGGACGAGCACCTCGAGATGCTTGACAAGCTACGTAAGACAAGCGTGTTGGAAGTCTCCCCGCTGACGGAGCTGCGAGAGATCGCAACGGGCAAGGAGTCGTGGACGACGAAGGCGATGGATGCGTCACGTGCGATGGCGCACATGGTCGAAGTGAACAACCGCGTTCTGACGGCTATCGCTGCCTACGATTTGGAGTACGCCCGCCAGAAGAACGGGGGGGCAGGCGAGGAAGCAGCACGAGAAGCGGCCACGCAGTACGCCGAGGACATGGTATCGCAGACGCAGTTTGACTACTCGACGGCCAACAAGCCGCCCGCGTTCCTGCGTTTCCCAATCGTGTTCCAGTTCATGCAGTGGTCGCAGCACATCTACGCACACATCATCCGCAACACGGCAGCAGCTCTGAAGGGCGACAAGGACGCCGCCAAGATTCTCGGTGGCGTTCTCGGTACCCACGCTGCCGTAGCTGGCGCACTGGGTGTGACGTTGCAGCCGATCAAGATGGCCTTCGGTCTGGCGATGATGGCGCTGGGCGATGAAGACGAGCCTTACACGTGGCAGAACGCCCTCAGCGGTGCGACCTTCGACCGGGTCACTACTTCGGCGATGAACGAATTGTTTGGTACAACTGTTTCAACAGTGCTCGGCAAGGGGCTACCCGCCGGGCTGGGCATTGATCTCTCTACGCGCATGTCTTTGGGAACCCTGTTCTTCATCGACCTGCGAGGTGACACCCCTGAGTCGGTGGCTGGTTCACTGCTCTCATCCTTCGGAGGTGCGAGCGTCAACCAAGCTCTGACGTTTGGTAGGGGTATACAGTACATGGGTAGCGGCGACATAATGAAGGGCCTTGAAGTCTTCTCCCCCAAATTCCTTCGTGACATTCTCCGGGCTGGCCGGTTTGCGTCCGAGGGTTTGGTGAACAACTCCGGTGACACTGTGCTCGACACCAGTGCGCTAGGGTTTTACGAGACGGCATTGCAGGCAGTAGGATTTACTCCAACAGCTATTGGACAATTCTACGAAGGGCAAGCAGCAATCAAAGATAAAGAAGCCTACGTACGGAAGCAAAAAATCAGGTTGATGAAAGACTTTCGTACATCTAGTGCAGCCGGGCGTCGTGCGATCATAGATCAGATCGTTGAGTTTAACAGCTCATTCCCACAGGAAGCGATCACCCGGTCTGCGCTCCTTCGCAACCTGAAGGGCAAACTCGAGCGTGAACTTCAATACGAGCGATATGGAGCAGCGATAGATGAGAAGAAAGCAGCACTCTACGCCGGTTATGGCGAACCCTACCGTTAAACGGAAGGACAAATCAGGTCGGACCCAGTACTACAAGACCTGCCCCAAGTGCGGAGATCAAACCCTTCGCAGAGGTAACAAGGCGCAGTCAGGCAAGGTACGTTGGAATTGTCGTGGCACCACAGGTGATCGCCTGCACTGCTACTCGACGACCGACCCCAACAAACCGTACTCAGGTCGTAACAGCCGTAAGGATGCGGACAAAAACCCACAGTTTCGCCGCAAATTAGGCGGAGTAAAACGCTTCGTCATAACAGCTGCACAGAACGCTACCCCTGTTCACGAACCATTCTTTATGTCACTTCTGACATACTGCAAGCATAACGATGCTGAATTGGTGGTGATTCCTCTCCGGTACAAAAATCCGACCTCGCAGTGGGTTGCATCGCAGGAGAACCTAGAATCGTGGGCCAGTGAACTACGCCCCTACCTCTACAACCAGCGCAAGAAACTCAATGAGAACCTTGTACTGCTCGGAGACATCAAGACGCAGCCCACCGCTGTCAACCCCTTGCAGGGGTTCGAGAGCCTGACACACGGCGAGTCAGCGATCCTCGGACACACTAAACTGCAACTCGAAACCATCGCCACCCCATCCCACCGCTACCCCAAGATCATTACCACCACCGGGGCAGTCACCATGCCGAACTATACGGACAGCAAGGCTGGCAAGAAAGGGGAGTTCCACCACGCTCTGGCCGCCGTCGCAGTAGACATCATCGGTAAGAAGTTCAGTATGAGACAGCTGAACGCAACCAAGGATGGGTCGTTTATCGACCTCGATGTTGCGTACCACGCAACAGATGTAAAGAAGGCACCAAGAGCATCAGCGCTGGTCTTCGGCGATACTCACCGAGCCGTCATGGACAAGACGGTAGAGAACGTCACGTTCGGGCCGGGGGGTATGGTGGAGCAGCTTGACCCCGAACATCTGGTATTTCACGACCTCCATGACGGTAGCTCCACCAACCACCACACAAAGAACGACCCATTTGCTCAGGTGGCTAAGCGTGTGGACCTCCTCCATCTTGTCAGGGATGAAGTCATACAAGACGTCATGTGGCTGGCGCGTGTCTGTGCGGGGCGCTCAGGCGTTCTGGTGGCCTCCAACCACGATGATTTCCTAGCCCGGTGGCTGCGAGAGCAGGATTGGAGGCGCGACCCAGAAAATGCGGAGTTCTACCTAGAAACTGCACTACACCTTGTCCGAGAAGTCCGTCAGGGAAACGCCGTACCTCACCCGTTCACGTACTGGGTCGAACGATTGAAGAAGAACGCTCCCATCAGGTGTCTGAAACGTGATGAGAGTTTTGCGCTAAATAATGTCGAACTGTCGCTGCACGGTGACAAAGGGCCAAACGGAACAAGGGGTTCCAGAAAGAACTTGCGTCGGATCGGGGTCAAGACCATCATAGGGCATAGCCACTCCCCCGGCATCGAGGAGGGGTGCTACCAGACCGGCACCAGCACCCCGCTGCGGCTGGACTACAACCAAGGCCCGAGCAGCTGGATGCACTGTCACTGTGTTCTGTACGCCAATGGCAAACGTAGCCTGCTGTTCATCATCGACGGAGAATGGCGACTGTGAAACACTACCATGTGGTAGAGGTCCGTTGGGAAGATGCGAGTATAGAAACACAAGATTTCACAAGGAAAGATGCAAAAAAGACCAAGCCGGTCATCCGATGGACAACCGGCTATCTGGTCGAGGAGAACGACGATACGCTTGTGCTCGCTACTGACTTCTACGAAGGCAAGAAGGAGGAGTTTGCTTCACCCATGCAGATTCCGTGGGGAATGATTCTCGAGTACTACAAGCGACCCTTATGGGACTAGTCCTTGTCAACCTCTACGTCTTCGACAACTTCCTCGACTTCAACCACTGGTTCTTCAACCACTGGTTCCTCGACTACAGGCATAGCTTTCGGCTGTTTCCTGCGTTCCCATTCTTTTCTCAGTGTGCGACTCGGCATTGTCCTCTCCTAAATTGGACGATTTTTAGCGTCACGTGCGTAGCTGCGGTTAGTCTTGCGGCTTACTACACGTGTGTTAGAAGTCGAACGGCTACCACCCTTCGACAGTGGAACTTTATGGTCTAGCTCTTTGCCATCACCCTTCTTGACCTTGCCTTCTCGTATGGCCTTGCGGCGTGCCTTGTTGCGGGCAGCACGATCTTTCTTCGCCTCGGGGGATGCGTGGTACTTCTCGTAGTACGCCTTACTTCTTTCTCTCTCGCCCATTAGTCTACCCTGCGAAACGACCAAGCAGGGCCAGCGCCGTAGTTCCAGCGGAAGCTCTTGGGATCGTACCCTTCCCGCACATCTTTAGGGGTGCAGCGAAAGCCATACTTGGTGAAGTACCGCTTGCCGAACCAGTACCTACCGATGGACCCGTACTTACCCTGTTGCACGCGGTAGCCTTTATCGTTTTCATACACAAGTTTCATTTCTTCATGGTCATATTTGCATACGTGCCAGCTGTAGTTGCGGAGGCCGTCGCCACCATTGCGAAACGCATGGTACTGCCAGAAGCGCCAGAAGCTATGGTCGCCATCGTAGATGTTATCTGGGACACAGTTGTAGTCTACAGGCAACGCTCTGTAACCGCCGTACCAGTCTTCCGGGTTACACCAAGGAAGAAGTACCTTCGGCACATCACTGATGGGGGTCTTGCGGAACCACCACATGACGACAGGGACCACCACCACGCCAGCGATGATGACAGGAATCTTACTCAGGTTTTGTAGGGTTGCGTACCACATGATCCAACTTCTTCAGCCGCTTCAACTCCCGTTGAGCATACCAGATAATCTTGTTCAGATCATATTCCTTACTGGTGTTGGCTTTGTGGCCGTAACGATAGCACGCTTTGAAGATGTTGGCCATCGCAAAGTTCATGTCCCGGTACTCGATGAGGTCCTGCATTTCCTTGGCACCGGGGGGCAGTTGGTAGTAGTCGGACGACCACCCTGTAACGTCAGATTGCGTTTTCAATTTTCTATTTTTTGACATTTTAATAGTGGGCCTTTAATGCACCTTAAAGCTGCACTTCATAAAGACGGGTTCTGGGCAGGTCACTGTTAGCGCCTATACCAAATATGGTATACATCATAGTCCCGCTGATTTCGTTCTTGAACTGCTTTTCGATGGACGAGAAGCTGATGTTGTGTGACGCTTTCAGCCACCTGTGAAAGTCGTGGACGGTGAAGCGGTAGGTGTCGTTCTCGCCTTTTATAATCATCAACTTTCCGGTTTTCGAGGGTTGCAGGATCACCGGGTCTTTCGTGTAGCGGCCCGGTTTCGGGAACTGGTCAACGACCATCATATCGGCTTGGTGCTGCTGTAGGTAAGCGATGACGAGTTCTCGAGCAGACGCAGCTGCGAGCGAGTGACCTGTGCGAGTACGCAGTACCGTAACCCTGTCCAGAAGATACCGTTTCAGGGTTTTGGTGTCGATGGAGACGATACCGGCCTTTTTCGCAACAGCTGCACCAACTAGAAGGGCAGCGATAGTTGCACACCAGAACCTCTCTCCTTCTCGGAAATTGTGATCGGCATACAGACTTTGATATGTTTTCTGAACAGCCTGCTCCAAAGCCCCATGTTTGGTACTGATATATTCTGCAAAACGAAGTCCAGCGTGTCCGTAGTTCGAGTCCAGCAGTCCGAACATGGCGTTACGCGAAGCCCGAGTCGGGTCATTAAAGGGATCGACTTCAACCTCAAATGTTCGCGCTGTTGCGGCGTCAGAAGCCCCTCCAAGTCCGCCCATATAATCGAAGATACTCTCATTGCTGGCTCCTATGACCATCGTCTTCCAGTCAGCGACTTCACGCAACTCAGCGTTCGTGGTAAGGCGTGTGCGCTCCTTCCCCTGTGCAATATCGAAGGCTGTCTTGTAAAAATTCTCGAGAGCGCCTTCACCACGTATCTCGTCCCAATACACCGGCAGGTTCTTCAGGAACGCTGTCTTGTTGATGATCGAGAGGTAGGTATCGCTGGTGGAGTTCATACCCTTGGTCGGGGACCCCCAGACCGCCTGTGCCGTTTTCAGCACGGACGACTTTCCAAGCCCTGACTCATTACTGACGATTGTGAGCATGGCACCGGGCATACCAGTGAATCCAAACAGCGGCGCAGCAAAGGCAGAAGCGAGGATCGTCGTGAAAGCGGGGTTATTCTGGTCAGCGACGAAATCAGCCGACTCCTTCCAGTTCTCAAAGTCACCGTTGCACTGATAGTGCCGGGCAATTTCCCTATACTTGGATGCAACCCGCACACCGGCCTCTTTCGTGCCGTTAGCCATGAACGAAGTCGTGCCAGCGGTGAAACCAATAATCTTGATATTCTCGTCATCGGTACGCTGCTCAATCCAGCCGAGACGAGATACGGCGTTACCGACTTGGCGTTTTTTCTGTATCTCCTGAAGCCATGTACTCATAAGTTTATTCCAATGCACAAGTTCGGGCTGCTCAAGCGGGCAACCGTTCGACGCCAGTTCCTTTTTCAGCGAAACCGTGTCGCCGAGTAGCCTAGCATCCATTTCGATACTGATAGGTGTCGAGCCTGCGAGCCTAGACGCCACCGTGATGTTGTACTGGTTACTTACAATGTCTCGTGACGCGCCTTGCATTTCCCACGTGCGGTTCAGCACCTTTTCCCAGAGGAACTGCTTGGTGCCGGGGTCGAACATCTTACGCTCCATACCCAGATCGCCCTCGATGGGACGCCACGTTTTCAGCGGGAACTCTTTTCCTTCAGCTGTTACAACTTCTTCTTCGCCTAGGCTCAGCGGTGTCTTGACGCTCCCCCGGTGTGGACATGCTTTGCATACTTCTGGTCGAAAACTGGCGAAGGTGTCACAGAGTGTTGGCCCGGCATCGTTCTCCAACCGTTGGTTCCACTTCTCTGTTGTGTCTTCGGGAGTGTAGTCGGGGTGTCCTTCTGAGAGAGCGTGGTAGTAGAGTTCACCATCCGCACAGTGCTTTGCAAGTTGGAGGCAAGCAACCCACTCGGGTTCAGAGCAATCCTCTCCGTTAGTTTGTAATACATGGGCGAGTACGCCGCACTTTTTGGCGATGTTGGGGACGAAACTTTCCACAGTCCGTCCAGCCACACCATTTGATAGCTCAGTAAGCCCGTTGTGAAGCCCGCGAAGGTAGTCGGGCACATTCCCGTGAATGTCCAGCTGTCCACTCGCTCCACCTGTTCCGAGAAGGGCCGCTTCCAAGTCTCGGGGGTCAAACAGCTTCCCAGACCAATGCAATGCTTTGACTGCCTTGGGGTCATTGCTGTCTTTAAGATTTCGGGTTCCAACAGGGCGTAGTACTCGGGCCGGGTCAGCTGTACATGTGGGGTCGGCAGGTAAGCCGTGAGCCGCCGCTTCATTTTTGAGAGCGCGAGCCAGTTCTTCCCATCGAGAACGCGCAATAGGAACTTCAAGAGGCCAGTATACATGGATGCCATTCCCAGAGTGGACGAGGATTGACGGTGCGGGCATCCTCGTCGCGTTACAAAACTCACGGAGAGCGGCGACTACTTCCGTGGGGTTCGACAGCCCGCCTTTGAAGTCGATGTCGAACCACAGCGCCTTGATCTGATGTACGTTATCACGTGTCCTGAGTTGGTTCTTACCAGTTTTCGGGTTCTCGTGCCAGCCTTGCTGGTAGCTACCCATTGCGTAGAATACGTTGAAGCCTGACTTCGCAGCCTTGATCGTCGCCTTTTGCAACTCAGCGTGGTCGTTACACACCACGTGCTGCATACCCTTGTTGGAGAGAAAAGCGAGTATCAGCTTCCCATCGTCAGCAGGGACTACAGCATTATAGAATTCCGATAGATTCACAGTCGTCGCCAGTAAAAAGGACCGGGGGCAGATAGCCCACCCCCGGCCAAGCTACTCAACTGCTCAAGATGCTGTCGAGCATTGCGTCGAAGTCCTCACCGCCAGCCGGGGGATTGGCTTTAGCGGGTTCCGAGGGGGCCTCGTTACTCGGACTAGACTCAGGCGGCGCAACTGGTGCCGGGGCAGGTGCAATCTCATCGACCGTCTCGGCCTGTGCTGCTGCCTGCTCCTGTGCGACTGCGGTTTCCTCTACTGGTACCGGCTTCGGCTTAGCCTTCGCGGGAGCCGGGGTAGGTGCTTCTGGTGCAGCAGGCGCGACCGCTGCCCCTGCCTCGCTACCTTCCCCGGTATTTCCCGCGTCAGCGTACTCCGCCGACTCATTGAGAACTCGTTTGGCTTCTTCCGACTCGCGCAGTTCGGACGACGCCTTGAACTCATCTTCATTGAGGAAACGAAGACCTTTGAAGGTAAACTTCGGGTACGCTGCTTCAGCGTCGAAGCCTATCTTCGTTGCCAGAACGTAGTACGGGATGCCCTTCGGCTTCAGTACACGTTCGGCGTAATCTTTGAGGGGGTTCAGTGACGCAGGCGGTACACGCAGCAACATCACATCAACGTCTTTCGGGTCACGTTTACCAGCTGCGACTTCTTCCAGCTGATACAAAAAGGCAACCGCGACTCGGCGGACGTCCTGACAAGCCTTCGTTGACTTGCCTTGGTCAGTCTGTTTGGAACCCCAGACATTCATCGGGCAGCTGGCGCACAGTTCATGTACCTTTTGTGGTACACCTGAGTCCGGGCGCACACCGTCGCTCGACCAGCAATCAGGCTTGCTGTTATCACCCTCGGCGTAGCTACCTTTGTAGTACGTCTTCGAGGGCAGGTTGTTCGAGCGCAGCATCACTACTTCGAGGCTCGGCATCGGGTCGCCATCGGCGTTCAGATACGGCTGCGTTTCGCCACCGGACTTGACCTTCCAGACCTTGCCTTTGTAACTGATGACCGGGAACCCGGACGATACGCCACCGGACAGTTCATCAAATACTTCCTGACCGACGACCCCTTGTAGATGTGCAGGCAGTTGTGCTGCTGTAGTTGTAAGGTCATTACTCACGATTCTTTACCTCTGCGAATACCGATTTGGGTGGATGCGGTGAACTTGACGCCGGGTACTTCCACGCCTTCGTCCAGTAACTCTTTAATGATCTTCTTGTTGGCACGAATGTCCATCGCCTCGAACTTGCGATTCTTGATTGCAAACTTGAAGAACTCGTCACGGTCTTTCACCGTAGCGCTGGTGCGTTCGATCTTGTAGATCGTTCCGGCGTCGGTGTTAGCCGAGTTGCTGCCGGAATCGTTCAGGTGTACAGCGAACTCCGACTCGAGTTTCGCCATCGCCTGCTTTACGCGATCCATACTGTTGTTAAATTCTTTTTTCGCTTCGTCAAGGTAGTCCCGAAGCTGGACGTACTGCATGATTTTTTGGTTTAGGTCTGTCATGTTCTAATCTCCACTTCTCTGCCACTGGCATCAACGATAGTTGACTTGCGGCCCTTCAGCGTTCGCGCTGCCTCTGTCTTCAGCACTTCCTTCGGCTTCTCACCAAGTACCTTTTCAGCGTTGGCTGTAAGGGTGGCGAGGCCGATTCGAGCGCGTATAAGTAGAGACAGTCGTGAGTCATGGAGTGTCGTCATGTAGCGAATGAACTGATCCAGTTCGTGACGCTCACAGGTCATCACCACTTCATCAGCCTTCTTCATGCCACGTGTCATTATCTCTGTGGCTTCGAGCATCTTTGCGAACGCATAGACACCATCTTTGTCGCCGGAATGGACAGAAGTGCGTAGGGCAAGAGCAGCTACTACACGCTTCAGCTTCCAGCGATAAAACCATTGCTTCATTCGTTTCATTTTATCGCCTTAGTTGTCGTTAAACATGTCGAGGAGAGCGCCCTGTAGACGAGCTTTCTGCCTCAAACGGGAATACAGCTTACGCTCGATTGCTGTGCCAGTCAAATGAATTACAAGGGTTTTATGTTCTTGACCGGGGCGGGTGATTCGGGCGTTCGCTTGTTCGTAAATCTCGAGTGATGTGGTAGGTGTGAACCAAACAATCGTGTTGGCAGCGGTTAATGTTAGGCCGTGAGCCATGCACTGAGGATGGGCAATTAACAGCTGTTTTTCAGGGCTGTCCTGAAACGTGTTGAAGATGTCGTTACGGTAGCCCATCGGAGTTCCTCCGTGAACTATTGCGGCGTTCGTCTTCTTCAGCACACGAGCATACAACTCCTCCGTGGAGTGCTTGAAGTTCGTGAAGCAGATGACCTTGCCAGCTGCCTGTTCATAAATGTCGATGAGTTCTTGAACTCTGTTCTTGTTGTCGAGTCTAACCACGCCCTTGTCCTGCGTGTATACCCAACCACAGCTGATTTGTAACAGCTTTGAGAAAAGCACACCTTCGTTCGCTGCCGTCACCGTCCCCTCTTGGAAGGCTAGCTTCAGCTTCTTCACCATGTTGTCGTAGGTGTCCTTCACCTGTTTAGAAGGTGTGACCTCAATGTCCTTGTAGGTAGTCTCGGGGAGTTCCACGCAATCGTCACGCTTGAACCGAACAGCTGGCTGCAACATGGCGTAAACCTGATCGTTGGCATCGGGTTTCGGCACCCACCTGAACTCGGTGATCTGCGTCATGGTGCGACGGATGAACTCTTTCTTGTAGGGTGTGGCCCTGTTGGGGGTGAGTAGCTTCGCCAGCCCCCACGCATCAGGTGGCTCGTTAGGAGTTGGCGATCCGGTCAGACCCCAGACATAGGGGGTGTTGCGTATCACGCTACGCGCAGCCTTCCATAACTCTGTGCTGGCATTCCTGAAGGTCGCTACTTCGTCAATAATCACAACGTCATACTTCTGGTCGATCAACTGCTGCCGCATCATCTTCAGACCGTCATGGTTGATGATGTGGATTTTGGCGGCGGCGTTATCACGGAGCAGCGCGAGCCGTTTCTTACGCACCGGGTGATGCAGGATCACGGTAGACAGGTGCATGAAGTACCGGAATATCTCTTTGTCCCACACCTGTGTCAGAGTAGAGAGCGGTGCAACGACGAGCACCTTCTCGATCTGGTTCTCTTTGAACATGTGGTCACAAGCATACAGAGCAGCGCGTGTCTTACCCGTACCCATTTCGGACAGGACGTAGGCACGAGCCTGCATGGTGAGCAGCGCGGCGGTTGTTTTTTGGGTGGAAAAAGGTGGGGGATCGGAGGGCCACTCGTACTGCGACAATACAGGTGCCGGTACTTTGTAGCCCATGTTACGTGCGAGGCGGGTTGTTTCCGTATTGTGTGGATACGCCATAACGCGCTGCCCCCGGAAGTCTACCATTCTGCCGGGAACGAGAGCAGACAATCCCTCATCAGGAGGAATAAGGAATTCTTTGCTTGCTTTGACGACTACGGGTTGAGCAGCCACGCCAGTAACTCCGATTCCCCCGAAAAGGAACCATCATGGTCATAGTATTCTTCCCCAACGACGAGCGTCTTACCGCCTGCATCCCTAATGTTTTCCATCGTCAGGATTTGTCGGGGTGTGGGGTGTTTGCCGGGGCGCTTTGTCTCGATGCCGAGGAAGCGTCCATTGTGGCAGACATGAAAGTCTACGCCGGGAGCGCCATGCCCACGCTGGACAGGCATGTGCCACCATGCGCCGTGGTTTCGTAACATGCGTTTGACACGTTCTTTTACAGTCTTCTCGAGGATGTCTTTCGGGTCACGGTTTTTCATCAGTCTCTCTCGTACCATTCAGGGCAGGATTTCACAGGGCAGTAGCCACACAGGGGTGTCGGGTTCAGCGGCCAGTCGCCGGTCTTCTCTGCCTCATCAATAGCAGCGGCGCGAGGCATGAAGTCCAGCCACACCTGTTTCAGTTGGTCTTTGTGGATCGTTTCTCTGGTGAACTCGTTGTCCTTGAGCCACGCATAGACCAGCACGAACTGTTCTATCTCCGGCATCAGGCGTGACAGGATCGCTGCGGCCAGCTTCAGCTGATCGAAGCCCGGCTTCTGCTTGCCTGTCTTCCAGTCAATGACGAACGCGATTGTCGAGTTATCGGAAAGCAGTAACAAGTCGAGGACAGCACGTACCCATGCGTCCTTGGCGAAGAAGTCTACGGGCTGTAGCTTGTGGTTGAGGCACAGGCGCATTTCGCCATACCTCTCGTCGTGCGGTAGCGACATTGCTCTGTCGGCACTGCCCTGCATGTGACGCAGCTGTACCGGAAGTGGTACACCCTCCATCACGTACTTGAACAGCGCGTCGTGGACGAACTTACCGTCAGCCTGCCACTGGTTGTCAGGTTCCTTAACGTCCTTCTTTACTTTCAGGTGGTAGAACTTCTTGCGGCACTTCTCGAACATATCGAGAGCGCTGAATGACCATGCACGCTTTTTCATTTTTCCTCACTCGTAAGGTGGTAAAGCCCTCGGCAATGGGGGCATTTATAGAACCGTTTTACCCCTATTTCACGTTGTTCCTTTAACGCTATCCGAGCCTGTTGTGCGCTCTTGTACCCCACCTTCCGGCAGGTCTTTTTCTGTCGTCGTGAACCCATCGCATACCTCCTTATGTTCGTTGATTGCGATTTCTTCGTAATAGTTCTTACAGTGGGGGCAACGCCAGACTTCCCACATCACTTGGCATCCCCGTAGGTCGGGCCGTGACCGGCCTCTGCGTCAATAGGTAAATTACGCGACCACTTAGGTTGCGTCTTCATAATGTCAAGCAAGCCCTGCTCCAACTGAGGAAGCATGGCCGTAGGGACAACATACACCAGTTCGTCGTGCGCCTGCAATGCGGGCCGGAGTCCGAACTGCTCGTAGGCTTGACGCATGTGTCCCGTAATGATGATTCGGGCGAGGGCTTGGATCAGGTTCTCTACGAACTTGCCGCCCCACATGGTACGGCCCTGTCCAGCGAAGTTGTACGTCCAGCCTTGGTACTTGGCGTCCTCAACCCACCTGAGATTCGGGTAGTCGAGTGACATGCCATTGGGGAGAATGATCTGATTGCCCTTCACTGTGGCCGGGCCGATCTGTCGTGAGCCGCCGTTCACCATCATTCCGACAGTCTCATCACACAGCTTCCAGAGTGCCGGGATTTCGGGGTACGACATTCTATACACATCTACGTAACGCCTGACTTGCTCGTCGGTTTCTTTGACGCCCTGAGCGCGGAGGGTTGCCTTCAGCTTCTTCCAGCCCATGCCGTAGCCGAGGCCGAGGATGCAGGTCTTGCCGATGAACCGCTCGTGCTGGTCGGCCTTGGTAATGACTCTGCCCCAGACCTTCGACGCAAACGCACAGTATGGATCACCACCTGTACGGAACACATGTAGCAAATCCTGACAGTTGGACAGCCATGCGTTCAGGCGAGCCTCGATCTGGGACAGGTCACACGCCAGAACTGTATGACCGGGGGGAGCGCAAAGCGCGTAACGTAGGTGGTTACGGTCTGTGGCATCCTGTGGGATACGTGGGAGATTCTGGCAGTTGATCTTCTCCATGCCCCCATATCGCCCTGTGTGGGCCGCATAGTAACGTAGGGGGATTCTGAGACGCTTGTAGCGCTCTGCTATGTCAAGGAACCTCTCGGCACGTGACTCGGCAATCGTGGATTTCACGCCTAGTCTCGCTGCCATGATAGGCGCTATGATGGGGTCGTCGCCGTAGGTGTCTTCCAGTTCCTTCCAGCCTGTGTCGTTCTTGGCGAACGCCCAAGTCGCTTTCCCGGTGGTGGGGCTGATCTTGTATGGTACTTCTACCCCTAGGCTTTCTAACAGCTGTGCGAATTGTGGGTTAGACGAAAGTTGTGACTTTTTCACATGGTCGGGAAGGGCTTCCATGAGCTTCTTTTTTCGCTCACGAGTTGAGTCTAGCACACCCTTCAGGATTTTAGCATCCAGAACGAACTGCGGCTCGAGATACATACGCAGCGTCAGGTCGATAATGTCTAATTCATCACGAGGGAACTCAGCGAGTAAATTCTTGAACAGCCAGTAGGTACCTTCCACATCCGTCTTGCAGTACTCGCCATATTCGACCATTTCTTGAGTCGAGAGCGAGGCACGCTTCCGGCCAGCCATCAAGTGGACAGTTCCCATCTTTGCCCAAGGAGACTTTCTTACTTTGAGACAGGAAGCCAGCGATATACTCCTGTGGTACGGTTTGAGGAGGGCTTGAGCCATACCAAGTGTGTCCAGCAAGCGTGCTGGTAGCTGGGTCGGAAAATAGGTTGATAAGATCACGCCATCGAATAAGGTATTGTGACTCAACATAGCTGAGTCGCGTAGACCAAGGCGAGCGAAAAGGGCCGCATATTCGTCCATCGTGTCGTAGCTGTACCATTCGGCAGGTTCCTCATTGACTTTGATGCCGACCATGATTATCTCAAAGCGTGGGTCAGACACGTAATCCTGAGTAGACATCTTCGACAGGGAGTAGTCCTTGTCGTAGTATGTTTCCCAATCAAGGGTGATGAGGTTCATCCGAGAACTGCAATCAGCAGCAGGAAGAACATAAGCACAATTAGAGTTGTCCATCGTTTCATTTTATGTATTTGTCTATCAGCTGTTGATACAGCGAGGGCTTCGGGGGTAGGGCGGCGCTGCCTAAAGTACTGGCTGATGATAACGCCTGCCCTGTGGACGTTCCGTTGCTGGTGATCGTGATGCTCGGAGACTGCACGTTTGCCAAGCCTGTAGCAACAGGAGGATCAATCAAATGGTGGCGTGGATAATACGCAGGGTTAGGTGCTTCTGGTCTAGGTGTTACCAAGTCGAAGTCACAGTCAGGGTTCTGACACTGAAGTGACACCCAATCGCCGGGCTTATTGTCCAGACCGTTGTCGGTTTCTTCGATCCAGAGTTGGAACACAAGCAGCAGACCTTTCTTCTCATCACGTGTGAGACACTGACGACAGAAGATCGTGTTGTGTTGACGTTCGTACTTCTTTAGCGAGTTCAGATCACGTGCGTGGAATGGGGTGAGATAGTGTGAACGAAACGTGTCAGGGTTGAATACCCCCGCCTGCATTTCAGGGTGAACTTTGGCAACAAGTTCGACAACTTCTTGCCGTACTTCATCTAGTTTCACTTCAGTCGCCTTACTTAGTTGGTAGATGATTGAAGCTACCAGATGACCTTCCGCTCGTCAAGACAAAAAAAGGGGCCAGCCCGAAGGCCAGCCCCGAAGGATGACACACACAGTGTGTGTGGTTAGTGCGGATACCGTCTATCCAATTCCAAGTCGTCCTCCATGACAGCACAAGTTAGCAGCACTTGGTTAATATCGTCCATGAACGGCAAGTGGCGAAACTGCGTTAGCTGAGTCGCGCCCCAACCTTCAGGCATAGATGACTTCAACTTCTGCGCTGCCATGCGCTGCGTGTACTTCCTTTCAACGAGAGAAGCAAACTCGGGCCACGCACGATACAACTGCCCCGGCGTGTTCACCGGATTGATACTCAGGGTTTCACCATTACTCATCATAAAGTTACCCCCGCCCCAACAGATACCACGTGCATAGTTGTCGAACTTACGTTGCCAGAACGCCAACTGCTTGTGCCTAACAACCCACGCTAATACCTTGCTCCGAAGCGTGGGGTCTGTAATGTCCGTATCCTTAATCTCTATCTCAGGATACGGCCATGCGTCATACGAATGACCAAAGGTTAAAGTGATTTCGGGTTTCTTGTTTAGGAACTCGCGCTTTTCTGCCAGCGACGGACAATGAATCGTCAGTTTGTTGCAGTACTTCAAAGCGTTCTTCTTACCAAGTAACTCCATCGCATCACGTTCATCCTGTGACCAACCGAACCAGTAGTACTCCTCGGGGTTAAGCGTGTTCTTGTGTATCGTGTGTCGATACTTGTTGAACAACGCTGTACCCCGAGAAAGCATGAGTGACCTACCGGATTGCGATAGTCGGCTACTCATCGTCCAGTTCCACGTAGATCGTTTCACCGACAGGGGATTCCATTCCCTCGCTGGTGCTGCACCAGATCGTCGGGTAGCCCGGATCGTCTGGGAAGTCACCGTACATATCAGTGAAGTAAACTACGCAGTCAGGGCGAATACCTTGCTCCTCAATCCATACGAAGGGCGGCACAAAACTCGTCCCTCCTCCCCCACCGAGCGGTGGGATATTGTCTCGCAAAGAGTCACCCGCGTACAACTCATACACTTTGTTGATACGGGCATCGCAGCCGATCAGCGTCACCTGTTGCGGGGTGCAGTCGAGCAGGATGTTGTCGCACTCACCCAAACCCTGTGCCATTTCCTTCTGTGACATAGAGCCTGAAGTATCGACAACGAACACGATGTGTCCTGCCGAGAAGCCTGTGTAGCTAGGCATCACTACACCCTGTGACAGCAGTCGGCGACGATGGGGTCGCGTCCAAGTCGTAGCCTCACGGCCAGCACACTTGTTCATAGACTTACGCAACTTCTCCGTCCACTGTACTTTCGGGTCTAACACCTGTTCGACAAACCGTTGCAGGTCAGCAGGTAACTTACCCTGCGCCTTGGCAGCGTCGGCAGCACTTGCAATCACACGTTTCATTTCTGCCTCAGTCGATTGAGCATTAGCAGGAATGTGGTGATCTAACGTACCACCTTCGCCCGGCCCCGGCCCCTCTCCATCATTGGGGTCGTCTTTCAGCTTGCGATAGACTTCATCTGCCATATCCTGCGAAGTGAACCGGGACGGATCATGCAGGATGTTGCTAGGCATCTTACCGATCTTGCAGTTGTACAGCATATCGTTAATGACGTAATCGCCAGCGCGATTCCATCTGCCGTGGTCAAAGGGTTCACCGTCGAAGCCCGTGTCTTGATACGCCTTGCTTCGCGCCATGTGCATCCACATTGCGTGGGCAATCTCATGGCACATAACAAAGACACGCTCAGGCAACGAACACTTGGCGAAGAAGTCCTCGTCGAACCAGATGTTCTTACCATCGGTTGCTGCCGTTTCGTTTCCCTTCATGTGCGGGGGAAACACATTGTCGAACTTACCGACCTTGATGTTCATGTGGTCGAGCATGATCGACGCAAAGAACGGCACGTGCAACAGCATGGCAGTCTTTACTTCGGTGAGTTTGGTATTCTCACTCATGTTTTTTCTCCTCTACCTTTGTAGGTGTCGAACGGGACTCTCACTACAGCCTCGTCAGACAGCAGACGATCAGCCAACCGGATACGTTGGTCAGTCCACATATCCATGTGTTCGTCTACCACCTGTCTCAACTCAGTGAAGTGAGACTTCAGCGCCTCGTCCCATCGTGAATTGACGTTGATGATTAGCCCATGTGATCCACGTGCATACAAGTCACGAGCAGAGAACTTGTTGGTCATTACCAACTGCGCCTCCATGTGCTTGAGACAAGCGTCACGAGCCTCGCTGTCGGGGAACCACAAGCTAGCTTTGGTCTTACCCATGTAGCCGATATTCCAATCAACTGTCTTGAGTATGACTTCCAGCACCTTCTGCCACAGCGGTGAGCGTGATAACGAATACCCACGCCGCAGAGCAGAGTCAATGGCCTTGCGTTCCTTACCGTCTAGGTCTTTCATCGTGACCTCGGAGTACCCACGTAAACGAATGGGAATCTCATATTCACGTGGCCAACCTTTGTGACGCTTGTGAGCTGACACCCATCGGTTCCACGCAGACGTACCATTTTCAATGTCAGGCATCGGCGTACTCCTTCATCGCTTCAACAATCTCGCCAGCATCCTTAGCCAACTGCTTACGAAGCGCGTCGTCCTTGCGAATGTCTTTCACATCGTACATGGTCAACTTCTTCTCGACAGCCTCGCGGATTTCTTCGATCTTCGCATCGTTGGTTGCATTCAGATGTTTGAGCATCGAAGCCTGATCCTTCAGCTTGTCCACCATCGTGTAGTGGAACAGCGCGTCGGGGTTACTCAGTCGCTCGAAGGCGTGGTTCACGGTTTCAAACAGCCGTTGCCAAGCATCCTGCATCGCGTTCTCGAGCATCGTGCGCGTCCGAGAGTTCAATGCCTCTGCCAACTTCTGTGCCTGTTGCCCTTGGATACCATCGAAGTCAGCACCCTTGGGGATAGGCTGGAAGTCGAAGTCCAGACCGAAGTGATCCCTGATACTTGCAAGGTCAGGGTAGTCATTGGCGTTATAGGCAGTACCGAGTTTCCTCTGCGCTGCCTGTAAGTCATTGGCGTACCCTTTCTCAAACTCAGTCAGGGCTGCCTCTGTCTCGGACTTGGCGTTTGCCACAGCTGCCGTGTACTCCATGAACAGGGTATTAGGAAGCAGCCGAGGCCCGGCGCGTTTCCCTGTTTCATTCACACCCACGACAGACCACGGAAGGGTCATGGCGTAGTGAGCAGTACGTGCAGCGTCGATGCACTTGTGGACTTTCTTGAGTCGTTCATCGGCACCGGCCAGCAGATACTTGTGAGTCTCAAACGCCGCAGCGTCAGCACCAGCCGCAGCCGCAGCATCCTTACTGGCTTTACGGTCCTTGATCTTACCGTGCCATCGTGCGGTGCGAAGTGTCACAAGTGTTCCAAACTGACGAATGTCGATTTGGTCGAGAATGTCCTCATCGGTGAACGTGGGGATGGGCACATGATCTACGCCCGTACCCTTTGCGAACACCTGATTGGAAGGGGTGTCACACACAGTGTGTGTTTCCGTAACTTCCGTAACTTCCGTAACTTCGGGTTCTGGTTCCTCCTCTTGTTCTCCCGCAGCTTGTGCGATCAACGATTCAATATCGTCAACCTCATCGTCAACTTCATCGTCAACCTCTGGCTCGTTCACCAAGTCATCGGCGGTGATAACGACTTCCTCCTCGGGTTCCGGGGTTTCAGTCACCTGTTCCGTATCGTCCGATAGCACGCTATCGAGCAAGGAACTAATATCGTCAAATGATGCACCCATGTTACATACCTCCACGTTTCGGGTCGATCAGGTTCGCTGCAACTAACAGGTCTTGATTCTGGCGCAACCAACCAGCGAACTTCTTTGATTGCACAAGTGATGGGCCGGTCTTACGCATAGCGGCCTTGATACCAGACACCTGAAACTCACGAGGCATACGCTTGAGATAATCAAACGCAGGCTCCGCAGTATCTCCGTCCACACGGTGAGCGATCATCTGCGTGGCAGCGTACTGGGCATCGGGACGCTCTTTGTCAGGCAGCTTGCACTTCATCGGATTCGCAACGATGTCCTCAAAGTCAGGCAGTTGCTCTACCACACGCATGAATGAAACAAACTGTGCGGTAGTACCCTCGCCGATTGCACCGGAGCAGAGTTCAATGAAGTCACCTTCCGAGAAGTAATCGCCGATCAGGTGCGACACCTTGCAGAACGAGCGTGGCGTGCAGAACGGCCCCGGCTTGTCAGGTACCTTGTCCTGAAAGATCAGTCCCGGCTGAGCCTTGGCGAAGGCAATCGCCGCCCAATGGATATTGCCCTCTTGCTCGGCCCACTCAACCCACGAGTCCAAGTGCGGCTCGACCTTCAGTTCGATACGCCTGTTCTCAATGAACGCGAGTGAACGCTGGACACCAGAGCGATCCGATTCCCTGTTGGACGCAGCTACCACCATGTACTCAATCGGCAGCTTACTGTCGCCCACCTGCCCTGCATTGAGCAGTTCGGCAGAAGGTTTCTGTACATCGTGACCAGACTGCCGGTACTCATCCAAGAAGATGAATCCCGCCGCAGCATCACCCTCCTTCGGCATCCAAGGTGCCTTAGTGAACCACATTTCACGTGCCTCAAGATCGGGGCAACCATAGCCACGAACATCGGGTGCTTCCACTGTGGACAGGAAGAACTTCTTAACGGTGAAGTCAGGCAGACTCCATTGTTTCTGTACCAGCCTACCGGCTTGCTCAACGCCCATTGACTTGCCAAGTCCGGGGCCGGATACCAACTCGACAGAGAAGCGTTCACCTGTCTCAACTTGTCGCTTCCACAACTGCGAAAGCATGGGTATTACTTGGTTCATGTATGCCATGAGTTTTATACCTCGATATGTTTTACTTGATGAAAAGGCACGCCCGAAGTACGTGCTATGATTTGTGCCATTGATTGACTCGTTAAGGCGACACTATCCTTGAACGGTAACGCGAATATATGTCCGGTGAATTCCCGCGTTAATCGAATCCACGCAGCTGTCGTGAGACAGTCGTCGTCTGTTGCTGTCGCATCACGTAAGATGATGCACACTTGCTCTCCTTCATCGCACTCTTTGTAACAGAATGGTAGATAGCCTTCGGGAGTGCTTGCCTCGGCTTTCAATCGGTTCCATTCTGGTAGGGTGCAGGGGTCAGCGAAGCAGAATTCCTGTGCCTCATGCTGCTCCCTACTCTGGTCAGGGAATAAAAGCATTTCGTTCTCCATCGCATCGACCAATGCTTCCAGTATGTAATAGACGTTGCGACACCGTTCCATGAGAGCAACCTTGGTTAGCTGATCCCACGAACTGCCAACGGCATTGAAGGCACGCTTCGCCCGTTTCAGGTGTATTGATTTCATGCCCGATGTGGTTTCCTCCCTTTGCTACTCCTGTTGGGAGCACCACGCTTCTCATACTTACGACGTCGTGGAGCTGCGAGCGCGGCTTGTGAGACAGCCATGTCACGACGTTTCATTTCACGGTTCCACGCAGCGAGCGATACGTCACGATCCCCGCCAGCGACAGATGTACCAAAGATACGGTCAACCACCTTTTTAATTTGTTTCTTCACTCTCTACCTCCTCATGCCTGATACAGTCCCATAGTTCACGTGTTTCATCAGGCTTGAAACAGTGGGATATGTCGGGTCGCCAATCACAGGTTTCACACACAGTGTGTGGTTCTGCTGCCTTGGCGGACTCGAACAACAGAATGCCACCGATGATCCACGCACACAGCGCGAATACGGCGGCGATGATAACGAGTGCCAGCATGAAGTCTGGTGATGGACGATACCTCATGCGCCACCTGCCTTACGCGCACGCTGGACAAGTTCATACGTGTCTGCGTCACCGATCACACAGTTCTTCACGATGTGATCCATTTCCATACGCTTACCAACGTACCTTCTATACAGCCGTTCGTAACGCTCAACCAAATCATCGTACTTGCGAAGACGCACGAACCCAAGTCGGTACAGTAACCTGTCGAGCATAGTCCCTTCGGGTTCTTCCCTACTCTTGTCTACCTTCTGCTTCAAACGCCCACGAATTTTATCTAGTTCTTTGTATTCCACTTTCGTTCTCCTCTCCAAGCAGGATTGCTTGGCGTTGGTTAATACCCATCTTGTTTGGATAGAACCTAGCAACGAATGATGGGTAGTAGTCGTCGCTATAGTCTGTGCCGAATTCCAACACCGGCTTTGCTGTTGTAGTTGAGATCAGCTGTACTATTTCACACCTGTCCTCACGATACCCATTGGGGTCGAAGTGATGGTCAATCAACTCCGACTGCTTTTGTGCGTGGTGTCCCATAACCTCCTCTGCCGGTTGCCACACGTTCAACGGCATTTGATTGCAAACAATAATGTCCTCCATCATTGAACGGTAGCCATCGTTCGGGTCCTCCTGCACACGATAGATCACTCCGTCAAGCATGAAGTACATATAGTCTACGGGCTGATCCTTCCACACCTTATCGGGTGGGTCTGCTTCCGCTTCGGTGAACCATACACCTGAAAGCAAACCCAACCGATTGTGGAAGTGTTCGAGCCTTAGTTGTCCAGCCATTCTATCTCTCCAACTTCCAGCCCACCTTCGCTTGATGCCTTGATGCTGAGTGATGCTTGCCTGTGTCCCATGTCGCTGTCGATCTTACTCATCAGCGCGGCCATGAATGGATCGTCAGCCATTTCATTGAGGGAGTTCACGATGTGCAGTACGTCCTGCATGAGATCGTACTGCTGTTGGGTGAGCAGGGGTTCACCGCAGTCAGGGCAGAGCGCCCCGATCCATGCTCCGTAGTCCTGCATGGCAATGTCGTCTTTGCGGTAGTCGCAGTTCTCGTTGTCGCACACGAGTCCGTTTGCTTGTACTTGGATTGGTTTCTGTTCCATTGTAGTTCCTTAGTTGGTTTCAGTAATACTAACATTAAATGTACTGCTCGTTACACAGTTCGCAGAGTCCGTCCAGTTCTTCAAATGTCTCCTCATCTACATTCCTGTGACACTCGACGCAGAAGCACGCGGACGGTGATAACGTGAGCGGATCGTCGTTCTGCACACGTGATGCCAATGCGAATCTGTCCCAATCAAACTTGGGGCTGTCGTTCTTGAAGTACCCCATGATCTTGTTAGTGAGGATCGTCAGGCACAACTCATGCTCACGCTCCTTCTGTACACCTGTAATGATCTTCTCATGCTCACGCCGCAGGATGCGTGCGATCGCTTCGTAGTCTTTCTTAGTTGCCATTGTGTCCTCCTTTTGACACACACTGTGTGTACCATTCTTCGTACCCGTCCAGCCAGTAAGTCAGGAAGCTGCCATGCCAAGCAATCTCGCCGAAGTACTGCTCAGTGAACTGTGCCGCCTTGTCAATGAACAGCATCCTGTCGTGCATACTTGTTAGCCTGTCGGGGTTAGAGCCACGCTGCCGGTGATAACGAGGAGTGGGCGCACCAATCATCAGCAGCGCGGCTCTATAACTATCTTCTCGACTCTGCGCCATAGCCGATGTACTTCCGCAATCTCTGGTACATGGGTGTGATGGTGAAGCCCTCACCCCAACCACGGACAGCGCGGCTCACTGTCTCGTACTCGTCGCCGTACAGTTCAAGGTAATAGTGCTTGGGCGCAACCAGCCGAGGTTTACGCCACCTGTCTATAACCTCGTCCAGTACCCGCCGATCCTGTCGCGTCGGCGCAGTCTTACGTGCCTGTGCCAATGCCAGACACAACTCACGCTGAATCTCTGTAGTGCGCTGTGCGCCCACGTGTCCGAAATGCAGCCAGTACTTCCAGTCTCGAGATGTCATACATCCTCCTATTCACAACGTATACACGTGAATAGAACACCATCACGCTCACGTGCCGTGGGGTCGTCCCGCATATCTGGCACAGACCAGCAGTAACTCGCGGGGTTGTCGCTGCCGTCCTCGTTCCAGCAGAACTCACAGTTAGGTGTACCAACTATCAGTTCACCGAACATTTCAAGATCAGAACCGAACAGGTCAAGCACATCGCTGAACGAGTATGCAACACGTGTAGGTGCATCGCATATATTCTCAAGCGCGCAGCTTGCAATCGCACCATCTTCGATTACGTCCTGCTGCATTTGTTGCAGCATAATATCCATTGCCTTCATCTTACCCATGTTACTTCTCCTCATCATTGGCTTGTATCAGGTTTGACACAAGTGTTTTTGAAAACATCTGTTACACACAGTGTGTGTCCTATTAAGTGCAAAAGGTCTAAGTTCACGTGCAGTTTCGAGGGGCGAGTTTGCACTAATACTGGCCTTTGAAATCAACAGTATAACTAATACGTGAAATAAGTGCAGCGATCTGAGAGTACAGTCAGTTATAGATGCAGGGGTGAGGGGGTTGTCGCGCCCGCTTCCCCGAACCCCGAGTCTCTCTCGCTATGGGGGGTTCTTCTCTGAAATTGATTAACTTATTTAACCTATTAGATAAGTATATGTATTGTAAGGGCGCAATACGTTAAGGGTCACGTTAAATACGTTAATCACGTTCATTTCGCTGCCAAAAGTACGGCGCTGATGATAACGCCTCGCCCCTGCCACATGAAGGTTTGAAAACATCTGAAGCTGCACCGTTTACACACAGGTGTGTGTGATCCCCGGATTCCCTACACGGTGGTGATCCCGAATTTCCGCTCGTAGGGGCGAAAGAAAAGGGGCGCAAGGCCCCTTTCCAACACCGATCACTCGATGCAGTACTCGTACTTCTCAAACACCTGTACCAGTTCTTTGTACAGGTTGCTGCGAGGATCGAGATTCTTGATGACGCTGTTCAGCACCGTCAACCCCGGATCGCTTGCGGCTTGTTCGGTTGATTTGTAATAGGCGTTGCAAACCGCTTTCAGCGTCGGCAGCTTAACGCCACCGTTTTTCAGCTTAGTTGAAAGGTTCCGAATTTTCCGCGCTACCTTCACCCCATTGTGCCATGTGAATGAAGTCCCGTGTCGCTTGTCCGCCTTAACCGCGTTGCAATAGCTTTCCAACACGTAGTGCGTATCCATGATCGCACGCGCCTCGCGGCCACGTTCTTGTCCGGTACGCTCCGCCCAATGCGAGTTAGTCTCGATCAGCGCTTCAACCAATTCGCGCTGCGCGTTTCCGGGGACTGCCGCGTCGGGATAATCTTCGCCGACTGCCACACACACTGTGTGTATGAACGACGTGTGATCCAATGCGCCTCGCATGGATTCCGAGAATGCGCCGACGATCTTTTTCTTAACCGTTGCGGGAACTACTGATTTATTAGCCATGATATATACCTCTGTTCAGGGTGCGCCCTTCGCGCCCGTACACTAAACAAGTGAATGGAAAGAAATACACACACTGTGTGTGCTATTGTCGGGTACGGGGGTATCGGGCCAAGGGGGGCCGCCGGTGCGTACGTCGCTTACCTCCCTCACACATGTAACCCCTAAAAAATGAAAAGCACACATATTTGACACACGGAACATTTGTGCTACTATCCACCCATGAATGCTCTCCCCGAAAACCTGTCACCTTGGAGCTGGTCTGATCCTGAAAAGATGCTGCGCCCGGTGGGTGATTTCTCGAGCATCTGGTCGTCGGAGGTACTTCGCGCATACCGCGATGAACTCGTCGCTAACGCCGCAGCGAGCATGGCTGCCGCAATGGACAAATCAATTTTGGAGGCTGCTGAAAATGGAAAAAATCTGGATCGTAGCGTGGGTGTTAATGACACCTTCTCAGGGTGACGGGGTTACGCATAAAAAAGAGTACGGCATTGCCGGACCTTGGGAGGAGCACTCCTGTCTCGTTATAAGGGATGAAATCATACGCTTAGCTGCTGGCCGCTCTGAACGCCACGCGCTGATAGCAACGTGCCGAAAAATGAAGCCTGAAGATGCTACACTACTCGAGAAATCGAAACCTTTGGAGTTGCGGGACGATGCAGAACGGACAACTTGACGCTGACATGTATCCGATGAATCAGGATCGGATGGACTTTGGACAGCTGATGTATGCAAACTCGGTTGACTACATCGCCGGGCATATCAAGAGGCAGGGTATGGACGTTGATGCGGCAGTGGCGATGGTCGAGAAGGACATACGTATGATGCTTGACCAGAAGTTCAGGGGACAGTAAAGTCTGCTTTCCTAACCAATGTAAGGAAACCAAGAGATGTTTACTATTCGCTTCGTTCAGCACCACGATAAAGAGCGCTACAAGTCATACAGTTGTCGGGCATACGATGTCCGGCACTCCGGCACCGGAGAGGCCACCGTCCGGATGCACTTCCCCGATGGGGAGATGTACGAGGAGCAGGTCGGCTCTGAAACACCGTATGACGTCGCATACGTCACCAACATGGACTCGCGCACTATCGACGTCGTGCGTGAAATGATGTGTCTTAAAGATGCCTAGACGCAGTATGAATGGCGTTCGCGTTCACGTGATCGTCACGAAACCACAACATAGGCGGCTCGTTGCTCTCTCTGAGGGTACGGGCCTGCCTGTGTCTGAATTACTGAGGAGAGCGATAGACAGTTATGTCACACCAAAAACTAAAGCAGGCGATCAAGGCTGACGCGAACCCCGAGAAACTCGTTGCCGCGATCCAACGCCGCGACAAGAGTTATATTCGAGGAGCGCTGCAATGGTACGAAAGGAAACAGCCAAAAGGTTGCTTAACGACTTTTCTAAAGCAAGTATATGGCTCTTGCTGATATGGACAGTGATCTTCCTGTGGGTGATCTTCTGGCCGGTGAGGATATGGTATGAGTTCCGGAGACGCGAATCCGAATGCACTGAATTTTGTGACGCCTCCCACCATTGGGAAGTTCATGCTGGACACATCATTTGTGCGCCTCATCATGGGGCCGGTTGGTTCGGGAAAATCGGCAGGATGCTTCATGGAACTCCTGCGTCGTGCGCGTCTTCAGGAACCGAATGCTCAAGGTGTTCGTCAGACACGCATGGCGATCATCAGAAATACACTCCAACAGCTGAAACAGACCTGTCTGGCCGACATTCTCCTCTGGTTAGCCCCAATCTGTACGTACAAGGTGAGCGACTCCACTATTTATATTCGTTTTCCTCTGCCGGATGGCACCAAAGTGGAATCGGACTGGATGCTCATACCCTTGGACACAAAGCAGGACCAACAGCGGCTCTTGTCCCTGAACCTGACGGGCGCTTGGGTGTCGGAGTTCCGCGAAATCGAACCTTCCTTGATCGACGCGCTCTCTGGCCGCCTCGGACGATTCCCGTCGAAAGCTATTGCGAAACCGACATGGCACGGGATCGTGGCGGAGACGAATCCACCGGATGAAGACAGTGAATGGTACACGAAACTCGAAGTCGAGCGCCCGCCGGGATGGGCCTTTTACCGCCAACCGGGAGGTATGGACCCTGATGCAGAAAATCTCGAGAATCTGCCCACCCTTCCGGACGGAACAACGTATTATGAAAATCTCGTCAACAACAATAACTCTGATTGGTGCGACATACACGTTCATGCCAATTATGGCAAATCGCTGTCCGGTCAGGCCGTTTTCAGAGCATCGTTCAAGCCTGATTTTCACATAGTCGATCACGAGGAGCTGGAAAAACCGTCAACCAACTCTCCTTTGATGGTTGGGCAGGATTTTGGACGTACCCCGGCGTCCCTGATCGGTCAAATCGACTCAAGAGGTCGCCTCATCATATATGACGAGGTGACATCGGAGGATATGGGAATTGAACAGTTTGCGACGACATTGCTTAGACCCCTGCTCTATGAAAAATATTCAGGGCACAGTATCTTTATGGTCGGCGACCCGAAAGGACGAGATAAGTCGCAAGTCAACGAAGATTCTCCGTTCGATGTACTCAAGCGCCTTGGGTTCGACATCCATCCGGCCCCGACCAATAATATCGACTCAAGACTTCGAGCAGTGGAGCAACTCTTGCTTCATCAGTTTGATGGAGGACCACAACTCCTGATTTCCAACCGCTGTACCACACTTACGCAGTCAATGAAGTTCTGGTACAGGTATAAGAGGAAAACAACCGGGAAATTGGAAGACAAGCCGGAAAAAACACACCCGTGGTCGGACGTCGCTGACTGTTTGCAGTACATGTGTCTCAGCACGAACGCGAACTACATCGGTAAGTATATGGCGAAGCAAATGAACCGGACACCCAAACCAGCACCACCAACCCGAGCTTGGACATGAGCCATACGGTAATTTCGGTGCCGCATACGGGTACCAACTTCATCAAGAAGCGATTTGGAGTGTTGAACTACATTCACTCATGGGTACCTTGGGGGCAACTGTATGAAACCGCCAAAAACGCCGAACATATCTATATCCCGATGCGAAACCCGGTTGATGTCTACCACACGTGGGTCAGACGTAACAGATTGCATGGAATCCACGGTGTGGAAGACTGGTGTCGTTCTTGGTACCAGCTGAATGCTATCTACCACTTATTTGACTGCGATGTCATCTATGTGGACAAGCAGGAAGACCCGCGCATCGACAACTGGGAAAAAGTGGCATCAAACCCGAGGCCGATGCCTGAGAAGTGGATGAAGGTGGATTATGCCGTTCTGTGGCACCTACCGATCATCAGGAACCATTATCGGCAGCCTCGATGATTACAGGGGCAGATTTTACATCATCGCCGGTATTGATATGAATAGCGACGTTGAAACCGGCACCGGCAGCGCCACCCTCGGCTGCGCGTTGCGTCCGACCTGCCAAAACCGCCAGTTGCTTCACTGAGTCGATTTTTGACTGCGTCGATCCTTCGACGTTGTGGATAATTTCATCAAGGACCGGCAAAGCCTCCTCGAGTAGCATTTCCGACTTCAGAGTGATGCGTCGGCTCGCCCCGAGGTCCCCGGAGAACTTTTCCCCGGCATCCTTCAACATCTGAATGAAAAACCTGCTTCTACGAAGCCTGTCCCATTGTGCGGTTGTCAGATTGTATTTTACGGGTACGTCTTTGGCCTCAACCAGTCCGGAGGCCAGCTCGACGCAGATAGTTGGACTCAGATGGGTATAATCCAGCTGGTCATCTGTTTCAGTTATTTCTGTAGACATAAGAGGTCTATTCCAGTACATTTGTGGCACGCTCACTATACCTGTACCATAACGAAATGGCCACAACGATCGGACAAGCTATTCCCGTCTCCACAGGCAAAAGCCTCTTGAGAGTCGTTTCCAGTCAAGAACTGAAGGCTCGAGATGACGCTGTTGAAGCGGAGATGGAAGCAGAATATGACCAGCAAGACGAGGTCACTGATGCACTAGCGGCTCATATAAGAGCACGCATGACCGACATGAGGAACTTCCGAAACGCGGAAGGAATCTCAGAACGACTTCTTCACGCCCTTCGCACCTACAAGGGCATGTACAACACTTCCCAGCTTCAGGCTATCTCACAGTTCGGCGGTAGCGACATCTACGCTCGTGTGACTGCCACCAAGTGCCGAGCAGCCACAGCCTTGCTCCGCGACGTATATCTGGGACAAGAGCGCTCATGGGACCTTGAGGCAACCCCGGAACCCAAGACACCGATGGACGTTGAAGCAATGATTCAACAGCTCGTCGGCGTCGAGATACAGACACTTCAACAGGCCGGTCAGCCTATCGACCAGCAAGCCATCGCGGATCGAGTCGAGCTTCTTCGTAAAAGCGCTCTCCGCGCCGCCAAGAAACAAGCACATGACGAAGCAGTAAAGGCTGGCGAAAAACTCGATGACATTCTGACAGAAGGCGGATTCTACGACGCATTCGCTGAGTTCCTGATCGACCTTCCCATCTTCCCTTACGCATGTCTGAAAGGCCCAGAAGTGCGTAGAGTAAGCCAGACCAAGTGGGTAAACGGCCAAGCTGTCCAAGAGTCCGTTCCCAAGATGTTCTGGCGGCGCGTGTCGCCATTTGACATTTATTGGTCACCCGGCGCGGCTCACCCGAAACAGGCGGAATTTGTTGAGCGTATCCGTCTGACTCGGGCAGAGCTTGCGTCGTGCAAAGGATTACCCGGATACAATGATGAAGCAATCGACAGAGTCCTCGAAGTCGCGTACCTCGACGGCATCCACGAATGGTGGGACACCATCGACACCTCCCGAGCAGAACTCGAAGACAGGGAGCGCTGGGCACGAACGGCTACCTCCCTTATCGACACTGCGGAGTTTACCGGGCATATCAGCGGAAGACTTCTTGCCGAGTGGGGCCACCCAGTTGAAGACCTAAGCCGCGAATATTTTGTAACGGCGTGGATGGTTGACCGCTGGGTCATCAAAGTACAGATCAACCCCTCAACCCAGCAACGCGCCCCTTACTACCTCTCGAATTTTGAGAAGGTCCCCGGTGCGATGGTTGGATACGGTTTGGTAGACCTGTTGGAAGATGTACAGACAGTCTGCAACGCATCTGCTCGCGCCCTAGTCAATAATGCTTCAATTTCGTCCGGCCCGCAGGTAGTCGTCAACGATGCGGTCCTGATGCCCGGCGAGAATGATGACTTGTACCCGTGGAAACGATGGCATGTCGATTATGACCCGTCGCTTGTATCCAGCGGTACCAAGCCACTTGACTTTTACCAGCCTAACATTAACGCGGCTGAACTCATGGGTATCTTCAAGGAATGGTCGATTCTCGGTGACGAGATTTCGTCTATCCCTCGTTACATGACCGGCAACGAAAAGGTCGGCGGTGCGGGTCGGACGGCTTCTGGGCTGGCAATGCTGATGGGCAATGCCTCGAAAACCCTGCAAAATGTAGCAGCGTCGATTGATCGGGACGTTGTACGTCCTATTCTTCATTCACTTTATGATATGATTATGCTCACCGAACCGGGGGCGTTCCAAGGCGACGAACAGATTGTCGTCAAGGGCGTCAACCATGCGGTTAAACGTGAGCAAGACAGAATGCGCCAGCTTGAGTTCCTGCAACTGACAGCGAACCCGATAGATATGGCGATTGTTGGACCGGACGGACGAGCGAACATCCTTCGGAGTGTGGCACAGAATCTCGGCCTTGAGCATGAGAAGACAGTACCGGACAATGACGAGCTGCAAGCCCGTATGATGGCTCAGCAACAGGCAGCGGCTCAACAGGGAGGAGGTGATCCGAACCAGCAACCCGGACCTAGGGATCAGCGAGCCGGGCCTGAAGCCGCGAGAGAGGAAGTCGAGGGTGATTTTACAGGCCCAACCGGAAGACCCGGTATGAGGGCGGGAGGTTGAGATGAGGCGCACCCATAAATACGCTGACGGCGGCAAGATCGTCAAAAGTGAGACTGACGCCGATAACCCGAGGAACATGACTCGGGAGCAGAAGATGGAGTGGATTAAGAAGCAGCCCCCTCCAAGGTTTATGTGCCCTCCGAAGAAGGACAAGACTGGTAAGATGGTTGCTAACTGCGGAAAGAGAGGTAAAGGTAATGCGACGTAAACACACATATGCCAACGCCAGTCAGGTGAAGTGCTACTCAGACGGTGGCCCGGTGAAGAAGGCCAAGAAGAAAAAGGCCAAGAAGAAGGCCGCTACCCCAGAGATGCTTGGTACTGGTATGGCTGCCAAAGCAGGTAAATCTATACGCGACACCCGCAAGAAACAGATGAAAGACCTCGGTCTTTGAACACGACTACTCGGAAAAGTGAGAATTAGGCGATGACTACTTATATTACTGTTGACTATGACGGTCAATCCGGCGGCGAATTTGTAGAGGAGGGGGCGCTTGTTACGTGGACGGTACCCAGTTCCTCGTCTGGATTTATCGTCACCGACATACCGGATGGTGCAGCTGGTTCACTCCGTATGGCGCTGGTCAGCGGTGTACTACCTTCCAACAATGCTACCCTCACGCAGGGCGGCGTAACTGCACTCGCCAATAACGAGAACGGTGCCAAGATCGAGAATATGCTGTATCCGGCGTATGCTCGTGAGGACTTGGCTGTCGCCGCCTCCGGCGCGATTACGTGGACCGGCCCGGCGCTCGGTACCACCCACAGTTTCTTCTTCGACGGCCAGACGACCAACGTGGTCGCTAACGAGATTCTTACCTTCTCCGGCGGTCAGACTGCGGAGGTCATAACCGTTGAATCTGATGCTGGTGCTACGGGTGAGCTGTCAGTCCGGATCATCGGTGACATTGATATTGACGGCCTCCCGGCAGACAACGAGACGTTCACTGGCGACATCGCTGGTGACGGTACGGTTAATGGTGCCTTCCACCCTCGAGGCTATACTCCTGAAGAAGTCCACAGGCTTCTCTCGGACCTCAACGACGACGAGACGATCTTCGGTGACGACGACCTCTCGATCATCGACCCGACCGCTTCTGAACGTCAGACCGGCGTGCAGGTCAAACTGCTCGGTACCATAAATATTAACGACACCGTCGCCCAGCACATGTATGGCGGTTCTATCGAGCAGGGCAGCGGCAATACGCAGGAGGTCTATTCGGGCCTCGGCGTCAACGTAACGTCACCTCTGACCACCTCGGTGCCGGTCCTCATCCAAGAAGACACGATCATCACCGAGTACTGGGATAATGCCTACTTCCCGAACTCTGTAGCCGGTAAAGTACGTATTCTCGTCAAGACCATCGAGAACGGCGTCAGGATCGACGGCCAGCGAGTACGTGGTGCGCTCCTCGAGTTCGGAGAGACGTACTTCTTCGCAGGCACGACCATCGGCTTCGGTGAGGTGTCACTGGCCCTCGTATCCGCCGCAGACGGTAACAACAATACCGCTGTCGGTACGGTTGCAGGTGCTCCGTACAGCACCATCGTTTTGACTGAGGGCTACCACACCCTCGACTTCAACGAAGGCTCAGGAGCCACACCATTCGGTCTGGACATCGACTTCGGTTCGGCCAACAGTCTTCAGACTTACGAACGCACGAAGTACATCCAGCGGCGCGGAACAGCGGAAACTTTGTTCGGACGCAACGCCCAGCTGTTCACCGGCATCAACACGAACTTCGCCTACAATGGTGAGGTCGGCGCGATCGCCGAGGATGACATCCTTCAGTGGGGTACAGAGATTCCCTACACGGGCGGTTCCGGTACGATTGTTGCTGTTGGCGAGGTTGTCGAGGGTGGTACCTCCGGCTCTCGCGGTCGGGTCATCTTTGTTGACGACACAGCTGGCTCCGGCACAATTGTCGTGGCTGACCCCACCGGCAACTTCAATAACACTGAGTCCCTGACCACCCTGCGCGGCGCGTCGGAGTGGACGGCCACCTCTGGTACGGTTGTGAACAACACGGCCTCTGGTCAGCTGCTCCTCGTTGCCAAGAATGACGCTGGCGCTACGGGTAACGTCTACGGTCAGCTGCTCACGGGTACGATCCCGGCCAATGGTCAGACCCTATTCGGCGCTACAGACGGTGACACGCTGGACGTCAACGGTGCAGTCAGCACCCGCACGGTTAACAGCCAGTTCGTCGGCTCCTACACCGGCTCGAACTACAACCCGATGAACTTCGGTATTGCGATTGCCGTCTCTGACGCCATCGCTGGTGACTCGTTCACCAACCTGCTCGAAGCTACCATCGCCCCGCCGGACAACCGCTCCGGCTCGGTCACGAACCTCTCGGTTGGCGACTACGTTACGGTCTACCCGTGGGATGGTGCTGCGACAGACGTTAACGGCGATGCCGAGCCTGACTTCAACGAGATGGTGGCTACGACCACGATCACGGGCGGCGTCAGTACCTCGGTGGTTGTCGGTGCAGCTAACATCCCTGCCAACACCCCGGCAGCGGGTTACATCCGCGTCGAGCGTGATTCGGACGGTAACTACGACCTACTTGAATACAGCTCGTGGACAAACACGACTGGTACGTTCACTCTAGTCGGTACGGCTACGAACACCTGTACGACACCGTTCAACGTGTTCAGAGCATTTATCGACCAGCTGGCAACGGCGACTTCACACTCTTACACGGCTACCTACACCACTCCGAACGATGTGGCGGTGACGGTACGGCGCGGCGGAGTAACCCCAATCAAGACATTTAAGACGACGGCGGAGTTTGGAGCATTTAGCATCTCAACGATTCGTACGCCTGACTCATAAGCATGAGGAGACGGAATGGCTACTGTTTCCGTTTCATTTAACGGTACGAGAGTAAACGACTCCGACGCAGCTACTAATACAAGTAACTGGGGATCGACTGGTCCTGCACCAGCGTCAGAGTTCCCTCTTGCGTATCAGGTAACATCTGGTACTACCACGGGTGCAGTAAATAAGAAAATCAACTCAACGTCGTTGGGTGGTCTTCAGTTTGACCCCGCCACTGGTAGCCCTGTTGATATGACTGCCGCAGCCAACCGGCTGTGGTTTGTCAAGACGTATGTATCTGACTCCTTCGATCTGAACACGACTGAAGGTGTGCGTGTTGCGCTTGGTGATTCAAACAGCACCTACTACTATTACAACGTCGCAGGCTCCGGTGCGAACAACACCCGCTTTAGTGCATATCCAGCGCAAGGCGGCTACCTGATCTTTGGCCTTGACCCCAACATAGCTCAGTGGCGGGAAGGTACTACGGGAAGTCCGTCTTTGACCGCTGTTGACTGGTTCGGTGTTCAGTGTGCCTTCGTAAACGGTACTGCTAAGGCTGAGAACTTGGCCCTCGACGCAATCGACATCGGAACGGGGCTTGTTCTGACCGGCGGGGACGGTGTTGACACTGACGGTGATTTCACGAGTTTTGTTTCGACCGATCAGGATACCAAGACGAATCGTTGGGGAGTTGTAACTGGTAGCGGCAACGCCGTTAAAGTGAATGGCCTGCTTGAGATTGGCCGAAATACTGGCGGTACGGCTGTTGCAACAGGTTTTACTGATACTACGTCTATTGTCACGTTCCCCGATGGCTACCATAGCCGAGGGCTTGTCGGCGTAGATGTTGACCTCGGTAGCGCCAGTACAACTGTTACGATTGACTCCCTGATGATCGGTGAAGGCTCTCTTAACGGCGCTGATGCCGACGACACTCGACCAGACTTTACTGTGAATGGGACGTCTGGGTCGCTGGCAGTCGGCGCTCAGATGCGTAATTTCCGCGATGTCACTTTTACTTCTGTATGTGCCGTAGATGGCGCAGATATTGAGTGTGTGCTTCTGACACAGGCCAGCGCAGACATCGAGAACTGCGTCATCCGCACCAACCAAGTAACGCAGGTTGCTACACTGCAAGACCCGACTTTTGGTACGTCTACGGACCTGAACAACACGGAGTTTGTGCAGTCAGGTGTGGGACACGCCATTGAGATTGACACAGTTGGTACATACAATCTTCAGGACATCACCTTCACCGGCTACGGCGGTACGCCCGGTACGAACAGTACTCCCAGCTCGGGAGCAAACGACGCTGCCATCTATAACAGCTCCGGCGGTGCGGTCACGATCAACGTCAACGGTGCGGGCAACCAGCCCAGTGTCAGGAACGCGGCTGGCTCGACGACCACGGTCAATCAGACGGTGACGGTTACGATCAAGGCGGTTGATACGGCTGGTGATCCGATTCAGCACGCCAAAGTCTTCTTGGAGACTGGGCCGGGAGGTACCGCGAGTATTTCTAATGTCGGTGCTACCAGTGTAGATGCGGGTGCGTCTGCAACAGGTGTCACCTTGTCTGAACCTGCTGGTACGCAGGAGGATGACCTGATCCTCGTGATCGTCAAGAACGATGCGACTACCTCAAACTGGACCCCCCCTGCCGACTTCACACAGATTGACCAAGCCACAGGTACGTCTAACCAGCGTTTCTGGATAGGATACAAGGTACGTGGAGCCACAACCGGCAGTGGCTATTCCTTCACCCATGATTTCGGTGCAGGCACTCATACGGCTGGGCAGTTGGTTGTCTACCGCGACGAGAACACAAGTACCCCGCTGGATGTTTCATACGTGCAGGCCAACCACAAGACAGACAGCGTAGATGACCTGAGTTACGCCCCCAGCGCCATTACAACTACGACAAACAATGCGTGGGTCGTCATTATGAGTGGCTGGTCAGGCGGTCCCGGCACGGTGAGCTGGGCAGGTATTTCTGGATACACGACTGATGCTACCCTTGAGGGTGGTAGTGGACGTAACCTGAATACTATATCCAAGCTGGTTGCAACAGCTGGTACAGAAACACCGGGATCGTTCGGTACGACTGGTGACGCGGGCGAGGATGGTACGAGTTTCACTCTCGCTATCCGGCCCGGTACGACCTCTACAGGTGGCGATGACTTGATTTCCTACGCCCTCACGGACTCTCTTGGCGAAACCAGTGTCAGTTACGGTGGCAGCACCCCGCAGGCTGTGAGAGGCTATGTTCGGAAAGGTTCTGTCTCTCCGGTCTATAAAGCCAGCCCGATTAACGCTACTATTGGTACCAATGGTTTGACCCAGACAGTTACGCTGGTAAGTGATGAATAATGGCAGTTTCAGTCGATTGGATCACAGGAGTCATCACAGTCCCAAGGGCTGATATGGCTCTCATTCAGGCTTCGCCGGAGGTGCGAGAGCTTGACACGACTGCGTTCTTTGACGAGCTGAAGCTGCTTGAGGCGTCGGAGGCAGGTATGCCGTGGCCGGACACTCAGCGGCACAA